CATCGCCTCATCAAAGCCGGCTGATGCTTCTTCCTCGAACTTATCAAAGTCGGCTGATGCTTTTTCCGCGAACGCATCAAGACTTCCATCATTACCTTGTGCTTTGTCTATCTCATCAAATATTCCTTTTCTCTCTTTTCTTAGAGCTCGGAGTTCTTTTTCTACTTTAGATTTCTTTGCCATCCAAGCATCTTTTGCTGCCATTGGGTCATCAGTTGCTCTCCAGCTGTCATTCAATGCTGGATCGCCTAGTTCTCCCAGTGCAGCGCTTTCTTCTTCTTTGGCAGCTATTCTTTTATCTACATCTTTAAGTTTCTTAAAAGCAGCATCTTCAGCAGCTGAATCTGGAATTCCAGACCTTTTAGGTTTAGCAGGTTTAGCTGTGCCAGTACCTGTACCTGTTTTAGCTGTCGGCCCTCTTCCACTTTTAGCATTTTTCATTGCTTGAGCTGCTAAATCTCCGGCGCTCATATCTAACATCTCATTTGCTTTTGCGTGTGTTCCTCCCAATTCTTGTGAAACGGTATCAACAGCTTCTGTTGGAGTAGCGCCCGCCTCCATCAAGTCCTTCATTTTTTGTTCTCCCTGTTCGGGAGTTAAAGGTTTTTTCTTGGCAGTAACTTCTATCTCTTGAAGTGCCTCATCTGTACTTACTAAACCGCCTTCATTTTTCTGAACTTTGGCACCGCCCTTTGCCTCTTGATACTCTTCATCGGACATTAACATAAATGGTTCAGATTCCGCACGCGGGTTTAGCGCCCGATATTCTTCATCGGATTTCATTTTAAATGGTTCAGATTCCTTGAGTGGGTTTTTCTCCCGATATTCTTCATCGGATTGGAGTTTAAATGCTTCTCCTTGATCTACTTCTGCAATTGATGTAGATCTCAACTTATCTAACATTTCTTGATCTGTTTGTTTGAGAGCAGGTTTATCAGACTCTGTTTTCTTAGCTTCTACAACAGGTGCTACGACTTCATCTACAACTTGTTCTTTTACTTTCTCTTTTATTTCTCCACCAAAGAATTCATATAAAGATTTAGATAAATCGTTACCATCATCTCCTCCCAACATACCAAAGGAAAGTCCTGATATTAATCCTCCTGCTCCACTAGCTAACTTTTGTCCTAGTGTAGCATCTTCACCTTCTTCTAAATTAAATTCTGATAATCCTTCTCTTGTAAATGCTTGTTGCCCACCTTTAAACAAACCATAACCTGCCGAAGCTACTGCCGCTGCTGGACCAGCAAATCTTGCTGCACCTGCTGCTAATCTTGCTCCGCCTCTAAGTAATTTGCCTCCTGCAGATTTTGCTTTACCTAATAATGCTTTACCTTTTGTTGCTAAAGCACCGCCCATTAATCCTTCTACAACACCGGGTCCTCCGCCTCCACCGCCAGCACCGACGCCTCCGCCTTCTTTTAATACTTCTAATACTTCTTTAAGTGTTTCTTCTGTGGCAAGTTTATCTTTATCTGCTGCTATGCCTGTTCTACTAGCTACTATTTTTTCTCTTTTACTTTGTGCTGGCGCAGGTCCTGTTCCTGCTGCAGTTGGTGTATCCACACCATATTGTTCTCTCATTTTTTGAGCATAGTCTTTCTTTTCAGTACTCAACTCAGGTGTAAGATAATCCAAGCCTTGGTTTATTGCTTCTTGTTCTGCCTCTAATCTGCCTGCTCTATTTGCTGAACTTGTTTCTTTAAATGGTGCAAATTTTGTTAGTCCGCCAGAGTCTGCTTTCCCCATAATATTTTCCATAGAAAACATTTGCTTAAGACCTTCTTTACTAAATAAATCTGTGCCTTGCTCTACACCAAATATAGATCCTTTGATAGCTCCTTTTACTCTATCTCCATAAGTTCCTTTAACGTCTTGTTCTACTTGATCTAATCCTAAAGATTCTGCCAGTTCAGGACTTGCTGTTTTTCTAAGTTTTGCTATTTTTGTAAGGGCTGCTTTTTGATCGCCTTCCTTAAGAGCTGCTCCCAATTCTTTTAAATTTTTTGTATTTGTTTCGTCGCCTTGTAATGCTTCTGTAATTTTCCCATCACCTCTATCTGCAAATATGTTTGATGCTAAAGTAGATCTTCCTTGGGATACTCTTCTTTTTGAAGCATTTTTTGTTGCGCCTATAATTCCGGTAGCTTGTTTAGCCACACTTGCAAGATCAACAAGTGCTGTGGATGAACTTCCGCCTCCACTGGTAGTGCCTCCTCCGGTACCACCACCGCCACCGCCAGCGCCTCCGCCTCCGGTGCCTCCACCAATTCCTCCTCTTTGAAGGATTTGTAATATTTTTTGGTTTTGTTCCAGCATTACAGTTCTTGCTGCTTTAGCCCCAGCATTATGTTTTACTTGTTTTACATTAATAGCTTGTTGTTCTTTTTGAGCCTTTCTTGTAGCCTTATTCGCTTTCATTTCGCTATTAAACATGATGACTTCTTTAGCGATTTGAATCTTATTAAATTTCTTATTTGATTCAGCGTCATCTTTTAATGCTTTTGTTTCCGCTTTAATAGAAGCTTCTAAATCTTCAATGTCTTTGGAAATATCAGCGTCAGGCAATTCCCCAATAAGATTTGCTATTCCTTGTAACTGTTGATCTATGTCTGGCATTTTTTAAAACCTATTTCTGTTTGCTCTTTCCTTTGCTCTCTCGGCCTTCTCTTTCAAGTGACCTACTAACATACTAACATAAACTTCCCTTTCCCAGGGCATCATACTTTCTAACTCTGTTAGACTATATTGATGTTCTTGCATTAACAAAAAATTAGTCCTGTAATAATTATCAAGACTCTCCTGAGAAAGGCTTAGGCGAAAAAATGTTCGTATCCATTAATATTAACTATTTGTTCTGCTCCACAATGTGGACATCTGTAGTCTATATTATGAGATAACGCTGGCATCTTTGCCATGAAAGCTTTCATCTCTTCCATAATATTAAGAGGAAGTTCTTCAATAAATTCTATTTGTTCCTCTTTTGTTGCCTCAGAAAAAATACTTTTTTCTTCTTCTGTTTCAATTGACTCTATACATTCAGCTACATAATCTATATCTTCTAATCCGCCCTTGGCAATTTTTAATGCACTGGGGTATTTCATTTTTATAGCCATGCTATCGCCAACCTTAATAACAGGATCTGGCAAACTGTCTAATCCTTTTACTTTAAGATTTTCTAATTCTAATTCATAAGGAGATGTTTCTTTACACTCCCCACAAATAAGATTAAATTCTTGTGTCTGTCCTACAGAGTCCATTCTTATTTTCATAAACAAACCTTGTAGATCATACATTGTTAATTCTTCTACATCGAGTTCTCCGAATGTACAATTATTAACAACTTGTGAAGCAGCCCTAACCATCTCTTCGAAAGAGGACTCTTCATCACTAGCCATCATTAGAATCTTTTGTTCTCTTACAAGAAAAGGCCTATACTTTACTACTTCTCCTGTAGATAAACTTGCTTCCGATATTGGCTGTTCAATTTTAGGTAACATAATTTTTCTCCATTTTCAAATTATCCTGATGCAATAGATTTTAAATCTTCAGACTCCCAATAGGCAGCAGACATAATTAAAGTATTTCTTACGGCTGATGTTGTTCCATGGGATAAAGGCACCAAGTTTAAAACTTTAGGCATTGCTTCGTGCAATGTCCATCTTCTTGTTAGATTGTTTTGCATATCCAAACAATCAATTAAAACAGTAGCATAGATATCCTCAGGAAATGCAACCTCTTGACTCTTAGCATTCACACAAGCGTCAATCCATTGTTCACATTGTCCTCTTAGATGCCAATCTCCTGTAGTAAGGAATGTAAAGTTTATTTCGTTTCCTAAGAAACCTAACTTTGTATTTCTAAAGAAAGTCCAAGGACCTATATTAAATTCTTTATTGCTTAAAATAGCACCTGGTATTTGTACTTCCTCACAGAATAGTTGAAAGTCTACTTGTGCATTTGTATCTAAGTAATTAGATAATACAGTAACTTCAAATCTTTCTGCACGGGCAAAAGAATCTTTGACTAATCTATTTTTGTATTCATCAAATTTTCTAAAAGCCATTATCTGCCTCCGGTTGTACTAATGGTCATTCTTCTTGTTCTTTGTGGTTTTTCCATTGTTTCTCTATATACTTGTCTATCTGAAGCTCCTACAAAATTTTGTACTGGTAAAAATATAGCTGCTTGCCAATTTTGTGGATCTACTTCTATCATTTTACCTGTTATATTAACTGCCAAATATTTTTTAACAGAGCCTCTAACTTCTGGGAACCTTGAGAAGTTTTTTACAAAACTCCAAGCAGATTTTAATAAACTTTTATCAGTTATATCTGTTGCTGGTAATAACTTATCTAATAAATTAGCTCTTAATTGTGGAGCTAAATAATGTAAGTTAATACCACTAAACCCGCCTGGGAATGGTTCTGTAATTATTACAAGAGGAACTGTATCATAATACGGCAAGTCTGCTTTCCATTTAGGATCGTATGTAAACATATACATTTTACCCACTTCTAATTGTCTTGCTTCTTTACCAAGATCTGTTTGTTGTGCCTCTTGGAATGTATTAACTCCTCGTGCATATGTTCGAATAGCTCTCTGATACCACAGGACTGAACGGTCCATTTGTTCATCTCTAGCTGCTCTAACAATGTCTGCAAAAGGTGTCGCCATGTAAGTATTTATACTAGATACCCAATTCTTTTTCGGTAACTATCTTAAATTCCATGCCTTGCGCTTTACAAAAATCCTGTGCTGATTTCCATTTGGCCTCGTTTACTCCGTACTGAGCTATCTCTTGTAAGTGTTTTCTAGTCTTACGCTTCTGAGGTGAGGGAGGTTTTGTGAATCTTTCTGGTTTGACTTCTATTAAATACTTCTTTACTCTATCTTGTTCTTGTACTTCTATATAAAAATCTACCATATATCTGTGTACTTTATTGTCTAGAGGGTTTCTATAAGGTATTGCAATCTCTTCTGATACCCAACCTTTTATAGAACTATTAAGATCACACCAGTTCATAAACTTCAACTCGTAACTAGAACGATAGATTATCGAGGTAAAGTCACCAAGATACTTTGCTGGGTTTTTAGGAATAAACTTTCCTTTGTATATTTCTTTGGCATAAACCATATAAATAAGTATAATAATTAATTAAAAGTATTTATATCGAGGACTTATGCACTATCCAGACGGTTTATATGATGATGAACACCCAAATGGTATAAACTTCTATATCATTGCCAAATCTGCAACTGTATCTAATTTTGGATTAGAGGCAGCAGATGCTGATACACAAACAGCATTGAGAGATACAATGGGAAATCAAAACAGATCATCATCTGAACACTATGCATCTTCTGTAAGTGCAGCAGGAACAGTGGCAGGAGGTGCTGGTGCCCTTGCAGCAGGAGGTAAGGGTTCGTCCTTTTTAGGATCAGTAGTGCGAACTGCTGGTGGCGTGGCTGCAGGTGCAACTGCAGGAAGAATTGCAGGAGAAATCATGGAAAGATCAGGTTCTGCTCCTGGCTCTAGTGTACAACTAGCAGGAGATATTTCATTGTATGTACCTCAATCTGTAGTTGCAGCATATTCTGCTAATTGGGACGAAGTAGACTTAGGACCTTTTGCAGGTACAGTAGGAACCTCAGGAGCATCTTTTCAAACATTAGCAGACTCATTTGGAGAAGGTACTGAATTAACAGCAAGGGGAGCAGTTGCAGCAGCTGCTAATATACCAGCTGCCTTAGGAATAGGAGATGTTAATTTTAATGATTTGTTTGAAGCTACAAGTAAGAAAGTAGGCAACCCATATAAAGAACAGTTATTTAAATCTATGGGCTTTAGGCAGTTTTCATTTCAATATGTTTTCTCTCCTAAAAATGCTGGAGAGGCAAGTAGAGTAAATGAAATCATAAAAACATTTAAAGAAAACATGCACCCAGATGTTTCTCCTGATGGAATGTTCTTAATTTATCCTTCAGAGTTTATAATAGAATTTAGTTACAGAGGTGCACCAAATCCAAACTTACCTAAGGTGAGTAATTGTGCATTAAAAAATGTTAAATTAACTTATGGTCCTGATGGAATGATGAACACATTCCAAGGCTCGGGCGGTATACCAACAGAAATAACAATGGAACTTCAATTTGTAGAACTAGAAACTCTTACAAGACCTAGATTGGCGGAGGGATTCTAATGTACTTTAAAACACTACCTAAAATAATTTATCCTTATACAGACGCAGACGGTAAAAAGCACGGTGCTTTTGTTCCTGATATATTTAGAAGAGTACAACTAGATAGATTTTTTAAAAATAGATTAGTTCTTGTAGATTATTTTGTTGATGATGTTGAGAAGCCTGAAGATGTTGCTCACAAGTATTATGGTAGTTCAGAGTATCATTGGATTGTCCTAATGTCTAATGACATAGTAGATGTTGACAAAGAATGGCCTAAGAAAAGTAGAGACTTACCTAAATATGTTAAAGACAAATATGGAGAAAACAATTCAACTGATGTACATCACTATGTAATTGATGGTACCGACATAATTGTCGACTGGGACGCAGGAAAAGTAGCATCTGGAGAATATAAAGAAGTTACAAACTTTGATTATGAGGCTGAATTGAATGATAAAAAACGACAAATATTTCTATTAGATAAAATTTATGTAAGAGATATTATAGAACAATACAAGCAATTGATGGGATAATATGTCCGGAGAACAGTTAATCAAACCTGGTGATGTTACATGTGATGATTTAACTCTCACAACACATACAGGACAATCATACTTACTAAAGGCAGATGCCGAAACAGGGCATGAAGGTTATTTTGCTGAACTTAATTTATACGAAGATGTATTTAATAAATTTGTTACAGGAAAATTATTATTAAGAGATGCTTCCAATATGATGGAGCAAGGACCTATTGTAGGTGGTGAAACTATTACAATGAAATGGAGAACAAATACTTTTCCAGGTGATATGCAACACTCTATTATGAGAACATTTAAAATTACAGGCATATACACAAGAGCATTAAACAACGATAGAGAACAAATTTATTCATTACATTTTGCTTCTGATGAAGCATACAAAGATCAAACAACTATTGTAGGACAAAGATTTGATGGTAAAACAAATGATCTTATTTTAAAAATATATAACGAATTTCTAAAAACAGGAAGACCTTCATTGCCAGGACAAGCAGCTCCTGGTTTGTTTATAGGAGACGAACCACATAGTTCTAAGATAAGTTTTGTTTCCAATCAATGGACACCGATGCAAATATATGATTGGCTTACAAGGTATTGTGTTGGTGCTACAAAGACAGGAGCAGACTTTGTATTTTATGAGTCCCATAAATCTTTTTATTTTACCTCACTACAACAAAGAATAGACGAACAATTAGATAATATGTTTGAAGAATACATATATGAAATGGGAGGCGCAGAGATTAAGCATAGAGCAAGTGGTTCTTTTAGAGCTATAAAACTTCCTAAAGAATATGTTACCATAGATAGATTTGTAATACCTAGAACAATGGATACATTTGACGGACAAGATCAAGGCTACTTTGCACAACAAGGCAGAGCATATGATTTATATAGTAAGGAAAGAGTAACAAATAAAATAGATATCAACGAAGATTTTGATAAATTTGTGCATACAGAAACTAATTGTCCTGTACCTCAACAAATACCTAGAGAAAAATTAGCAAAGCAAACATTTAAAATATTAAACAGTATGAACAATATGCACCAGGCAAACAATATACCTGGAGGCGAATATGGTAATAATGATTTAGATAATGTTCCTTCTAACATGTTATATAGAGATAACTATTTTAATTCTTTTAAGGATTATACATTTGAAATACATGTTCCAGGTAGAACAGATATACAAGTAGGAGATCTAATAAAAATATTATATCCTTCTACAAACTCTAAAGGACCTGGTTCAACATACGACGATATTTTTGATAAAAAATTAACAGGTAAATATTTAATTACAGCTATACACCATAAAATAGATAATGTGGCGCATACAATGATTATGGAAGTAGTTAAAAATGGATTACCGGTGCCACCTGTTTAGGAGATAATATGTTACAGAATTTTTTTAAAGTAGACTTTCCACAATGGGTATGGTGGATGGGTGTGATTGAATCTAGAGGAGATGTTGCACAAGCTGGTAGATATCAAGTAAGAATATTTGGTTATCATACAGATGATAAAGAAATTTTACCCACAAAAGATTTACCTTATGCAACTTGTTTACATTCTGTTACTAATGCAAGTACTTCAGGTATTATGGAAACACCTGCTCTTGTTCCAGGTTCTACAGTTATAGGATTTTTTGCAGATGGACAAGAAGGACAAATGCCTGTTATCATGGGATCAATAGCAGGTAAGGCAGCACCCGGAGGAGGTCCTGGCCAGGAAGATGCTTTTAATGATCCTAATAAAAAATATCCTAGAGGTATGTGGAGTGGCCCACCTGAAGGTTACGCAGGAGTAGGCGAACCAGATATATCTAAACTTGCAAGAGATGAAGATGCTGAAGGACATTATAGTCTTATTACAAAAAGAGCAGAAAGAGAAGTAGAAGTTAGAACAGCATCGGCGCCATCAATAGAAGAAGATGGTATATTAGATGACAAAGACGGTAAAGACTATGAGGGTGCAGAATGGGAAGAACCACATGCCAGGGCTCATGGTCCATATAAAACATTTGAAAAGAAAGAATTCGAGCCCAAGTATTGGGACGCATTAGCAGACTTAAAAGGTGGAGGTGATGGTTCTCCTAAAGAACCTGGAGAATATACATCATTATATCCTTACAATAATGTTAAGGAAACAGAAGCAGGATTTATAGAAGAGTTTGATAATACAGGTAAAAAAGCCAGATATGCTTGGCATAGTCCAATGGGAAATTTTGTCGAACACCAAACAGATGGCACTAAAGTAGAAAAAATAAAAGGCGACGATTATGAAATCGTTGTTAAGGATAAAAATGTTCTTATAAGAGGTTCTTGTAATGTAACGATAGCAGGAGACTGTAAAATGCTTGTACAAGGGGACAAGTATGAAGAAGTAGAAGGAGATTATTTCCTTACAATATTCGGAGATCGTATTACAAAAATTAATGGTAACGACAATAAGGTTGTTATTACAGATCAAAACTATTCTATTGCAGGGAACAGAGTGTGTCGTGTTTCTTTAGATGACTCTTTAGAAGTTATAGGTAAACAGACACAGACCGTTGTTAAAACAAAAACAGAAACAATTAATGATACAGTAACAGAAAACTTTAATAAAAGTCATAATACAACGGTGGCAAAAAATAGAGTGGAAACGGTTGTAGGTACAAGTAAGTTAGAAGTAGCAGAAAAAATATTTATTGCAGCTGCTGATACTTTAGAACTTCTTTCTGAAAAAGCAATGAAAATACAAACAAACTCAGAACAAGAAATTATTGTTGGTAAAACTCAAGACATTGAGGTGGGAACATTCCAAACAACAACGATGGGTAAAGAGGAAACAACAGATGAAGAAGGCAACACAGTACCTGCTGTAGAAGGAAAACAAACTATTTCTGTTAAAGGTGGCGGTACACATAATATTACAGCAGAAGGACATAGTACAATTAATAACAATGTAACAATAACAGGTACAACGCACTCTGTAGGAGATGTTTCTACAGCGGCAGGCAATGCACCTACATTGGCTACACATAAACATAAAGAGATACCGGGTAGCGGCGATCCAGCAGATACAACGGTAGCAGACGCATAAGGAGGATAAGATGAGTTGCGGTCCAAGTTCAGCAATGAGAGATTTAGCAGATCAAATAGATCAAGCAAATGATGCTTTGGATGCTGCTATTAACGATTCACCATTAGGTAAATTACTCACATTAAAAGAAGAAGCAGAAGCTAAAGTAAATGCCATGATGGATAAATTGGAAGCTGCCATACCAGGAGCTATTGGAGGATTTGTAGATAAAGCATTTGACGAATTGCCCATGGGTGATCAAATGAAAGAAGTTGCAGGTTTGATAGCTTTAGGATATTTACAAAAAGATGTTGTGGAAAATAAGATAGATGTAATGAAAGCAAAGTATTCTAACTTAGATGTAGATATAGACAATGTAGCAGACTTGCTAAGAAGTGGTGCAGCAGATATAGATGATTTGTGTAAACTGTTACCTAATGTTTCTACACAAGGTGTTAATTTAATTGTTAAAGGTATACCAACATCATTTCCTAATGTAGATCCTGTGGCTATGGTGAAAAAAGGAGATATACCTAAACTTCCTGATATAGGAAAAGTATTTTTAGATGTAGAGGTTGAAGCTAAAGATCAAGCTGATGATTTTTTAAGTTTAGAACTGCCAAGATTCAATTTATAGTTATAAATACTTACATGGCCTTACTAAGAAGAAAAGTTGCAAGAATATACAAGGACATTGATTTGTCTTTTGGTAGTAATAGTATTACTGGCGATCTTAATAAAAAACTAGATGTCAGTGCTGTAAAACAGTCTTTAAAAAATTTAATATTAACAAAACCTTATGAAAGACCTTTTAATCCTGCACTATCATCAGAACTAGCAGGATTGTTATTTGAGAATGCAGATGTTTTTACTGCCAATAGAATACGAAAAACAATAGAATTATTGATTAAAAATTATGAGCCTAGATGTAAGTTACGTCTAGTAAATCCAATTGAAGTTGAGCCAGATTATGATAGAAACGCTATAAATGTAAAGATTCATTTTGAAGTTATTGCAATAAATGAGCCACAAGAATTAACAGTTAGACTAGAGAGATTACGATAATGGCACAGATGAAAGTAAACGAATTAGACTTCAAAGGCATAAAAGAAAATTTAAAAGCCTATCTAAAGTCACAGACTGAATTTTCAGATTATAATTTTGAAGGTTCAGGTATGGCAGTATTAATTGATTTGTTGGCATACAATACACATTATAACGGTATGTTAGCACACATGCTTGCCAATGAAAATTTTATTGATACAGCAATTAAAAGAGAGTCTGTAGTATCTATTGCAAAAGCATTAGGATACACACCTAGATCTTATTTAAGCTCAGAAGCAAATGTAACTATAACGATTACACCTGATCCTTCATATACAGATACAAATCTTACTTTATCTAGAGACTCGGTATTTACTTCTGTAGTAAATGGTTCATCATATAAGTTTTATCCTTCAGAAGATATTACAGTTGCAGCACAAGTTATAAATGGAGTTACTAAATTTATTTTCGATGATGTAAAAATTAAAGAAGGTGTAAGGGTTACAAATCAATTTACAGTAACAGCAGCAGCACCACAAGGACCATATATTATTCCTAATGAAAATGTTGACACCAGCACAATAAGAGCAAGAGTACAAACATCATTACAAGATACATCTATTACAACATGGTCTAAAGTAGACACATTGTTAGATATTAAAAATGATTCTAGAGTTTATTGGTGTGAAGAAGGAATTGATGGTCTTTCCCAATTAAGATTTGGAGATGGTGTATTAGGTAAAAAATTAGATGTAGAAAATGTTGTAATTATCGATTATTTAGCAGGCTCAGGAACTACACCTAACGGAGCAAAAACATTTAATACTCAATCTGTAGTTTCGGGTAGCGCAGAAGTAATTGAAGTTACAACTTCAAGTCCAGCATCTGGAGGCTCTATACAAGAAACAGTAGATGAGATTAGATTTAATGCTCCTCGTTACAACGCAACAAGAGATAGAGCAGTTACAGAGTCAGATTATAAAACATTAATATTACAAAGTAATCCTAACATACAATCTGTTTCTGTTTGGGGAGGCGAAAAGAACGATCCTCCTATGTACGGTAAAGTGTTTATATCTCTTAATCCTATTGCAGGACAGATTATAACAGAACAAGACAAGGATACAATTAAAAATACTATTATTGATCCTAAAACACCTGTAGCAATTATTCCTGAATTTGTCGATCCAGAATACACATACATACAACTTGAAATTTCTAGTGTTTTCAATCCTAAAGAGACATCTTTAACTAAAGGACAAATTGAAGCAGAAATTAAAACACAAGTTGACAATTATTTTAATCTTAGTTTGAATAAATTAAATAAGAGTTTTTATTACAGTAGAATACATGACAGAATTAATAATAGTCTTGAGTCTATTATTTCTACAAACATACAATTAGGATTACAGAAAAGAGTAAAACCAGATCTTAACTTGTCTAAAAATTATACAGTTAGATTTAATCAAAAATTACAACCGAGAGAAGTTAGCAGTACATTCTTTAATATTAAAATTTCTAATGTAATACATAAGGCAATATTAAAAGATGTGCCTGCTACAGATGTTATAGCTCCCCTATATAGTGGAAAGGGTGTTATAAATGCTGTAACAGTAGAAGGAACAAACTTAGGACAAGTAGGAACAATCGATTACGATTCAGGAACATTAGAATTACCTTCAATGGTAATTACAAGTTTATATGGAACAGAAGCTAATTTAAGAATAAATGTAAAACCTCATGATAGTGTTAAAGACATTACTACACAAGCATTGATTAGAACATCAGATACTAGCACATCAGCAGTCGTTGCTAAACCCTCAAGAAACACAGTTCTAATACAAGATGATAGTGTTATAAATTCTACGATCAACACTACATCAGGTGTTAAAATAACGGCAAATAAAGAAGTAGAAGAAGTATAATGGCGGATTATATCCCATCATTCTATAGATATGTAAAATCTATAACAATAACTAATGGAGGCTCAGGATATTTTTCTGGTTTGCCAACTGTTAGTATTACAGGTGGTGGAGGTACAGGCGCTACAGCAACAGCAACAGTAAATGGTGGTGTCGTAATAGACATTGTTATTACTAACAGAGGTTCGGGTTATACAAGTGCTCCTACAGTTACAATAACAGGAGGCGGTGGTACAGGAGCAACAGGTACTGCAGTTTTAGATTCAGCACAAAGCGCCTCTACATTAGAACAAAGAAATAAAAATTACTTAATTAAAGAACAAGCTCCTGAGTATATTCAAACAGAAGCTCCTGTTTTTGTTACATTTTTAGAAAAATATTATGCGTTTATGGACGCAAATTATAAAGGTGTAAACAATTATGTATCAGATATAGATTATGCAAGTGAACAATTTCTCGATAAATGGCGAGGGGCATTAGTATCAGATTTTCCTAAACTATTACAAGTAGATAAAAATTTCTTTTACAAAAGAGCGAAAGACTTTTACGAATCAAAAGGTTCTAAAAGATCTATAGAAGCTTGGTTTAGAATATTATTTGATGAGAATGTTGATATTAATTATCCTTATCAATTTGTATTGAAACCTTCTGATGGTATCTACAATGTAGAAAGAGCAATTAAAATACAAGAAGCTGTACACGGCGGTGGCAGTCTTGAACCTCTAGATCTAGATGGTAAAAAGATTGATATAAGATACAAGGAAACAACAGGTACGGTTACAGTTACAAAGCATACAAACGCTAGTGTAAGAAGAGTAGAAAAGAACACATACCAAACAAATGGTTTAACATTACAAAGATTTGAGCTTATTCTATCATTCGATGATGAGAATGTTACTACAATACATGGACCGGGAGCAGGTGCTACAGCAACAGCAACGGTAAGTGGCGGAGCAATTACAGGTGTTACAGTAACCAATGGAGGCTCAGGTTATACAGCAGCACCAACAGTTCAAGTATTTCCAGCAGCAGGAAATACAATTACCACAAATGCAGTACTTTCTGCTCGTGTTAGCAATGGAGTAATTACATCTATTGTAGTAGACACAGCAGGCGCAGGATATGATGATGCACCAGGAATAGAATTTGATGAAGAGTCTACTAGATCTTATGTTGTAGATGATGGTGCAGGTAACGCAGACGATGATATATATGGTTATCTTGTTAGAGTACTGACAAGCGTAGCATTTAAATCATATGCAGGCTCAGAAACTAACGCAGGATTTAAAGTAGGACAAATATACGCAATTAACGAAACAGGCGATGATGGTAAAGCGTATGCTGTTAGTGGCTATTTTGCTGAGGACTATACATTTATAGGTGGTTCTAATGATGCTTATATTAGAGTTACAGCAGTAACAACTGCAGGGCTACCTTCGGCGTTCACAGTAATTAATCCAGGTTCTACATTCTTAAATGATACAGCAGATATTTTACTTACATCTCCATCAGGAGAATCATGTACAGTTACATTAACAACAGGTTATCTATTCGAATACGAAGGTAAATGGAAAAACGATCAGGGTAAATTGTCTGATGTTAATGTAATTGCAGATAACAAAAGATATCAACCATACTCTTATGTAGTCAAATCAGGCATATCACAATCTATATGGGACAGATCTCTAAGAGATACTGTACACCCAGCTGGTATGGAAGTATTTGGAGACTTAGTTATAAGAAGTGTGGTAGACTTTAATGTACTATACGAAGTTGAATCTACAGGTTATACATTCTATATATTTGATGCAGATGATGAAGTTATAACAGTAGAAACACAAGTATTTGACTTTACATTACCCAAAACAGACTCCACAACAGTAACAGAAAATCATGGAATACATTTTGTTCCTGCTGGAAAAACAGAGTCTGTTTCAGCAACAGATCAAGGAGCTGGAGATCCTTATTGTGTAGATGGTTATTGGAATGATAGTACCGATGGTAATACAGCGGATAACTATAATATTGGAGACGAACAATTTGTTAAACATGTTTCCAAACCATTTACAGAAACGCTTACAGCAACAGATAGTGTTACAGAAGATAGTATAGATATATCTTTTGTTAGAGCGTTTACAGAAACACAAAATGCCACAGAGGCATTGGCAAAATCATTTAATAAAGTATTTGATGATGGATTTAATAATACATATTGGACGCCAGCTAATGGCGCAAGCTCTTATACTAATGATTTAGACAATGCAGGTAACTACATGTACTATGTAGGTACAAGAATTGCAGGTGTAAATGTAACAGAGTCTATAAATGTAGAAAGAATATTAGGCGCACAACCAACAGATACAATTTCTGTAACAGAAGTGGCCGTAATACAAGCAACATTTAATAGAGCTCTTTCAACTACATCAACTGCCACAGATACTGCATTTGTAGTAAACTTTAATACTACATTTACAGAATCATCAAGTGCTACAGAATCTAGTGCAAAAACTATTGCTAAAGTACTGGCTAATACAGCAACAGTAGGACAAGCAGTAATTAAATCATTGGGTGTAGCACCTTCGGATACAGCAACAACAAGTGATACTGACACATATCAATTAAATAAAGTCCAATCAGATACACCAACAGCAACAGAAAGTTTGGCTAGAGCATGGACAGTAAATAGAACACTTACAGATTCACCAAGTGTTGCAGATCCATTAATAAAATCCTTGTCTAGACCGGCAACGGATTCAGTCAGTGCAGCAGAATCTATTAGCACATTGTTGTCCAGAGAGGTAGTACTCTCAGATTCAACAAGTGTTACAGCATCTGAGGTACTACAAATTAATAAAGCAGTTTCGGAAACAATTACTGTATCCGAGGCTATAAACAGTATAAATACAAGTAAAGGATTAACAGAAACACCGACAGGTACAGAATCCTTAGCAAATGCACTAAGTAAACCGGCAACGGATAGTGGAACTGCTACAGACACGGGTACAGGTAAGATGCAGGATTATGTAGATCCTACTTACTTAGACTCAGACTATGTTGGTTCTAGTTGGAACTTTACATAACGGATAAACATATTAGGAGAATAAAATGTTTAAAAATGATAACTCAAAAGCTACAGGTAAGCTTACAGTTGAAATCAAAAACGACAAGGGCGTCGTTGTAGAAACTAGGGAAGTAAAAAACCTAGTGGTAGACGACGGACTAGGCTTTATTGCATCTAGAATGAAAGATGCTACAGCAACAGCTATGTCTCATATGGCTATTGGAACAGGATCAACAGCAGCAGCTGCTAGTGATTCTGCTCTAGGTTCAGAGGCAGCTAGAAATGCACTAACTTCTACAACGGTAACATCTAATGCCGTTGCTTATGTTGCATCATTTGCAGCAGGCGAAGGAACAGGCGCTATCACAGAAGCAGGTATTTTGAATGCCGGTTCTAGTGGTACTCTTCTTTGTAGAACAGTCTTTTCGGTTGTAAACAAAGGCGCGTCAGATTCAATGACAATTACTTGGACAGTTACAATTTCTTAAGGTAAATAAATGGCGCTAGTACTTAGAAGACTAGGTAGAGTAGAATTAGCAAGAACATTCCACAGGGATATTCGTAATAGCAACGACTACTTTCACTTTGCAATAGGGCGTACGGAGGCTTGGACAGATGATACAAGCCCCGAAACCCCTATTGACAATGACTCCTATGTTTCTAAGTTTAGACGCAGCATGATGTTTACCCAAAGAATTGACTCGGCAGATGTTTGCTTATTAGCCAAACGAAATGATTGGTCTTCAGGTACAGTATATGATGAGTATGATGATAATATTTCATCTACAAATCAAACCAATTCTGGAGCTTCCAATCTTGCCGATGCAACCTTTTTTATAATGACTGATGAATTTAAAGTATATAAATGTATCAGTAATAATAATAACGGACCAAGTACAGTCAAACCAACAAGTACAGGAACATCTGTATTCGAGTTGGGAGACAATTACAATTGGAAATTTATGTTTCAAATATCGGCATCCGATCAAAACAAATTTTTGGATGCCGATTTTGTTCCTGTTAGAAAATTAACAGGCAACCCTACACACGATGTTACCGGAGAAGTAGATAGTGTTACAATAACTGCAGGAGGATCTAGTTATACATCTGCTCCAACAGTAGTAATACAAGGAGACGGTGATGGGTTGGCAGCAGGAACAGCAACAATAGATACAAATCCAGCAAGTGGTACATACCAACAAGTTACAGGTGTTACAATAACAGCATCGGGCTCAGGTTATAGTTTTGCTTTTATAACATTTACAGGTGGAGGCGGTTCAGGAGCAACAGGCTCTGTTAATTTAGGAGACGCCGATTCTTTACCAGCATTACAAAGTGCTGTAGAAGGTGCAGCTGTAAGTGGTACATTAGACAGAGTTATTGTTACCTCAGCAGGACAAGACTACGCAGAAAGCGATGTTCAAGTTACTGTTGAAGGTGATGGTACAGGAGCAGAAGCAAGTGCTTATGTAAACGCAGCAACAGGAGCCATTACAAAAATAAGAGTAACAAATCCAGGCTCAGGTTATTCTTATGTAGATGTTAAAATTACAAACACAGCAGCGCCTGGAACAGGAGCTACAGCAAGAGGGATTGTTTCTCCACAAGGAGGGCATGGCTCTAATGCACCAAGAGAATTGTTTGCAACAAACTTAGGTGTAACTGTATCTCTTTCAGATAACGATAATAGAGATTTAATATTAGGAAATGACTTTAGACAAATTTCTCTAATAAAAAATATTAAAACACCAGCGGGTGTTGTTTATACAACTAACACAGCAACTGCATGTTTTATTATAAATGTATCATCATCAGCATTAAGTAGTTATGCTGTAGACGATAACATAACAACAGATGACGGAGGAACATTTACAGTCATACAAATAGATTCAGAAAATAATAATGTATATTTAACTTCTACGAATCCTATAATGACAACTAACTCCGTTTTGACAAATACTACAAAAAACATTACCAATTTGGTTATAAATAGTATAACAAATCCAGAAGTAGATAATGCTACAGGAGAAATTATTTACTTAGATAATAGATCACCGGTAACTAGATCCGTTGATCAGGTAGAACAGATTAAGGCATTGATTAGGTTTTAACAAATGGCACTAAATTTAAATACATCACCCTATTACGACGACTTTAGCGACGATAAAAGATTTCATCGCATCTTGTTTAAACCTGGTGTTCCAGTACAAGCTAGAGAGCTAACACAATTACAAACTATATTACAGGACCAAATGGAAAAAGGATTTGGTTTTGTTCTCCAAGAAGGAGCAGTAATTACAGGTTGCGCAGAATCACAAAGAACTATAGACTGGGTTAAAGTCAATGATACTGACGCATCTGCTACAACAATTAATAACACAGACTTAACTAAGTATCTTAATAAGGTTGTTTTAGGTAGTGTTACAGGTTTAAAAGCAAAAATTACAAGTGTTGAAACAGGTTCTGTAGGTGAAGCACCTAATCTAAAAACATTGTATGTAAAATATTTAAGTGAGACAGAAACACATACCTCATTTGAACCGTCAGAAACTTTAACAGTTATTACACTAAACGAAGAAACACAAGAAGCAAATGATGCAGGAACAAACCTAAACGGTGCTACTTTTGTTGTAAATAGTTTAGAAGACAATACAACACAAGCAGGCGGACCTGTAGGTACTACAACAGATATTACATTAGAACCTGGTATTATACATGCCAGAGGTTCTTTTATAAAAACAGATAAAATTACAGCAAGGGTAGATAGATATAATACTAGGTTAGCAAAACATGTAGGTTTTGTTATAACCGAAGCAGTAACACAAGCAGCTACAGATACAACACTATTAGATCCTGCACAAGGATCATTTAACTATAATGCTCCTGGAGCAGATAGACTTAAATATACAGTAGAGTTAAAATCTTTAGATGCTTCAGCAACTAAACCAGAAAATTTTTATTCATACGCACATTTTATTAATGGCGAAATTCAAAGAGTACACCTCAAAGATAATCCTTTAGCAGGGTTGGGTGATATTCTAGCAAACAGAACATACGACGAGTCAGGCAATTATCTTGTTAGAGGTAATTCAGTTACATTGAGAGAACATTTAAATGAAAATGACAACGGCGGTTTGTTTACATCAGGCAACAATGGCTCAAGAGCAGCTCTTGTAGTATCAGTTGATCCAGGTGTTTCTTATGTAGGTGGATTCAAAAGAGAGTTATTAAGTTCTAAAAGAATACCTATAATGAAACCAGGACACTTTATTACAAAAGAGTCTCAACCTATATCTACATCATATGGTAACTACATAGAAATAGAAGATGTTTCAGGTATCTGGGATGTCGACGGTGGCGCAGAAATTAAAATATATAACGCAGTACAAAACCAAAATGCCAGCCCACAAGGTAGTGAAATAGGTAAAGCAAAAGTTAGGCAATTAGTTTATTCTAGTGGCACAGCACCAACAGCAGTATATAGACTTTATGTTTATGATGTTGAAATGATTAATGGTGAATTTAAAGATGCAAGAGGTATTAGATACTCTGCTACTAATGGAGGTATTGCAGATTTAGTTCTTAATACACCTAACGCAGCAGGCACAGCCAATCAACAACCAGGTATAAAAGAAAGTAAGGTAAATAAATTAGTTTACAGACTACCTTACAAACACATCAAAACACTAAAAGCAGAAACAGGTAGTACATATGATTACACATTCCAATATCAAAAGGAATTTGATGTAACACTAGATAGCACTAATGGTTCTGCTACACTTACGGTTTCAGGTTCTGAGACATTCCCTTATTCGGGTGTATTAACTGAAACACAAAAACAAGATTTTATTTGTATTGCCACAGCAGCGTTCAACCAAACTAGCGGACCTTCAGGCGGTACAATAGCAGCAGGAGAATATATAGATTTATCCTCAGGCTCTTCAACAGCAACAGTTACAGTAAACAGTGCTACATCTATTACAATAGATACAGGCGGTGCAATAACAAGTGGCTCTGGAAACATTAAAGTTTATGTTCCTGTACAAGTAGCAGACGGCACACCTGTTGCAAAAGCATTGCTACAAGACAGATATGTAAAAATAGATACAGGTACAAACTCTGCAGGAACAACTGGAGAATATAATATAGGTGTTTCAGATCTATATAAAGTACAGCAAATTACAGCAGGCACAAATTCAGATTATACTACTGGCCAAGTAGATGTAACAGCTCAATTTAGAGTAGTAGATGGACAATCTGATAACTACATAGGACATGCTAAAATTGTTAAAAAGAATAACAGTACTTTAGATTTAGCAACTAATAGATATATTGTTGTTAAATATTCATTCTTTGAACATACAGTATCAGGACCTTCATTTGCTTGTGTAGATAGTTATCCAGTAGATGATACATCAAGTCCAGCAGCGAATACAATTAGAACTGAAGATATTCCTGTTTTCCAATCTCAAAAATATGGAACATTTAGTTTAAGAGACGCAGTTGACTTCCGTCCTGTAATTACAGCAACTGCTACAAACACAAGTACATTAGGTAGCGCAACAGTCAATCCTGGTAATGAAAGAAATATTAGTAGACCAGGTTCTGGTTTAACAAACCCTAAACCAACAAAAACTTTTGCTACAGACTTGCAATATTATCAAGGTAAAAAATTAAGAGTAGTATTAGACTTTGATGGCGAATATAGAATTATAGAAGGCACATACGGAGACGATCCTAAACTACCGGCTGAACCAGCAAGAACAATGACATTGGCTGAGGTAGATCTTAAACCTTATCCTTCACTTTCACCACAACTAGGTAGGCAAAAAGCCAAACCTGAATACACTAATGTTATTAAAAATGTATCTCAGAGAAGATACACAATGAAGAACATTGGTGCATTAGAACAAAGAATTAAAAACTTAGAATATTATTCTTCTCTTAACTTATTAGAGAATTATGCTAAAGACATGACTATTGTTACCGAAGGCGGTACAGATAGATTTAAGAATGGTATTCTAGTAGATCCGTTTACAGGACATAATGTTGGATCTGTATTAGATCCTCATTACAGAATTTCTATAGACCCTGAGAAAAAACATGCTAGACCATTCTTTGCAATGGAAAACATAGATAACAGAATATTCTCGGGTATTAATACTAATGCCACAGTAGCAGGAACAGAGCTAAAATTAACAGGCAATACAATATCATTACCATACAATAGAATGGTATTAACACAACAACAGCAAGCTTCTCAAACTGAGAACTTGACAAAAGAATTGTTATTCCAATATGCAGGGGAGATGACACTATCACCAGATGTCGATAACTTCGTAGACACAGCAATACAACCTGCAGTCAATGTAAACTTTGACGGAAACTATGACGCGTGGGAGAACATGGCAGAGGCTTGGGGAACACAATGGGGTTCATGGGAAGACTCAGGCGCTGCCAATGTTACATCAGTTACTGAAACAGCACAGTTTATTAATACTGGCGGAGGCTCAGGAGCTGGTGCGTCATTTACTACTACAACAACACAACAAACACAAGTAAGACAAGGTATAGGTCTAAATGTACAAGCATCAACAGAGACTCAATCATTAGGCGAGAAGGTTGTAGATGTAGCATTTGCTCCATTTATGAGAAGTCGAATGATTACAGCGACATGTACTAGACTAAGACCTGAAACAAGAGTATATCCGTTCTTTGATGGAGAGGATGTATCAGATAATTGTACGATGGCAGACGGCAGTACAACTACATTAACAACAGATGCAGACGGAAAAATAACAGTACTCTTTACAATACCTCAAGGAAGATTTAAAACAGGATCTAGGATATTTAAATTAACAAATAGCTCTACAAATTCTGAGAAAAATATTACGACAACATGTAATGCAGTTTACGAGTCATCTGGTTTTATACAACAAAAACAAGATACAATCGTAGGAATGAAAACTGCTAATGTTAGCTCAACAGAATTTTCAGATTCAAGAACATTAACAGATGTAAGCACAAGTTTTAGTGTTGGAGCAGGTACACCTTTACCTCCTCCCCCACCACCTGTTATTGTTAATAACCCGGTACCGGTTCCAGTACCCACAACAGTTTTTGTACCACAACCTGTACCACAACCACCGGTGATTGTAATTTCACCTGTACCGGCACCACCTATACCGCCGGTACCGGTACCACCTCCACCGGTAGTACCACCGGTTACAACGCAACCGCCGACACCGGTTCCGGCACCGCCTAATCCGGCGCCACCACCTCCGGTACCACCGCCCCCACCACCGAGTCCGGAGCCAACACCTGCGCCAACACCTGCGCCGACGGAACCGCCGGTTGTTACACAAGATTTGGAAACAGTTAGAGCAAATGTTAGAAGGTGGATACGACAAGGCCGTTTCAGAATGGGCGATCCTTTAGCACAAACATTTGTTGTGCCTAATATACCAGGCGGTGTGTTTATTACTGATGTAGAAATATACTTTAAGAACAAACCATCATCAGGTAATAACGGTGTTACAATGCAAATTAGAGAAGTTATTAATGGTGTGCCAGGAGCTCGTATACTTCCTAATGGAACAAAAAGATTAGAAAGAGCAGATATTAATACTTCACAAGAAAGTGAAGGTGTAACAACATTTGTAGGAACGACATTTACATTTGACGATCCTGTTTATTTACAACCAGATCAAGAATATTGTTTTGTTCCTAAACCAGAAAATGACGAAGCAGGATATGATATTTGGATTTCTGAATTAGGAGAAAACCAAGTAGGTACAACAGAAAGAATTTCTAAACAACCACATGGTGGTATGATGTTTACTTCAGCTAATGATAGAACATGGAGCGCTCATCAGGCAAAAGACATCATGTTTAACATACATAGAGCAACATTTAAAACAGGAAAAGTAAGTGGTAAAGTAACTAATAAAGACTTTGACTATGTAAACTTTAGTGAGTATAGCACAGGTTCAGCAATTAACTGGGACGCTGGTACTCACCTAGTAGGATTTACACCTACAATTACATCAGGAGGATCAGGATATTCTAGTGCTCCTACAGTTACAGTTGATAACAGTAATACAAATGGAACAGGCTTGACAATGACAGCAACAATATCTGGAGGAGCAGTAACAGCTCTAACAGTTACAAGTCCTGGATCAGGGTACACAAGTGCACCTACTATTACAATAGGAGCAGGAACAACGACAGCAACGGCAACACTTACATTACAACAAGGTAAAGTAGTTAATTACGATTCATTAAATGAACAAGTAACATTAGACAGAACAGCAGATACATTACCATTTACAGTAGGACAAAGAATAGGTAATACACAAGGAAGTGCTTTAATAGGTTCATTTACAGATAAAATTATTAATGAAGTTGCACTAAACGCAGGCCTACTATTGCCTCATGTATTAACTACTGCAACAGCTTGTATTTCAATTAATGAAACAGGCGCATCGGATGCTGTTTCTAAAACAGGTATTACAGAAGCATATACAGAATTAGACTTCAATACTACAACAGCATTAGAAAAAGAACATACTATTTACAGTAGATCTAATGAAATGTCTACTTACAATAGTGATAAAACATCGTTGTTGGAAATAGAACTAGGATCTGATTTAGAAAACACCAGTCCTATATTATCACTAGAACAATTAGATACTCTAGGAATAGTTAATAGAATTAATAATGATGCCACAGATGAAGACACAAGATTCAAAGGTAACGCAGAATCTAGATATATTACAAGAAGAGTAATATTAGAAGATGGCCAAGATGCTGAAGATATTTGTGTATACTTAGACGCAGCAGTTCCTAATGAAGGCAGCTTAAAAGTATATGCTAAATTACAAAACGCAGCAGATGAAGGAAACTTCCAGGAAGATTTAAGTTGGATAGAATTATCATCACAAACACCTCCATTTGAATCTACTGAAGATTTTGCAGAATACAAATATGGATTACCTCTTAAAGGCTCGAACGCAGCAGGACTAGACGGAGGTACACCTTCAGTCTTTGAATACGATGTAAAATGTGTTCAAAGTATTGCAGTGGGTGCAGGAGGAAGTGGTTATAGTGTATCACCTACAGTTACAATAACTGGCGGTGGTGGTTATGGCGCACAAGCAGAAGCAACAGTTTCAGGCGGTGCCATTACAGCAATTACGGTTACAAATCCTGGCCGTGAATATACAAGTGCACCAACAGTTACAATTACAGACTCTAGTGGATCAAGTGCTACGGCAACTGCTACAGTAGGTACAGTAACACATACAGGATTTAAAACATTCGCTATTAAGGTAGTGCCTTTAAGTACGACAACATCTAAGTGTCCTAAGTTTAAAGACTTAAGAGCTATAGCATTGCAGGCATAAGATGAATAAGTTACCAACAGGCATTATAAATATTGAGGGAGAAAAAGATCTTGTAAGAGATCGTAACTCAAAAGCTTTATTAAATACTAATTTAGAAAGTCTTAAGGCATATAAAATTAAAAGAAATGCAAATCTTAAGATAGTAGAGTATGAAAATGATATAAATACTTTAAAGACTGAATTAGTTGAAATAAAGAAAACTTTAGAACTTTTAGTCAACAAAATTACATAGGAAGAAACATGGCAACTTTAACATTAAGATCAGCAAAAGGTAGTCCTCTTACTAACAATGAGGTTGACGCTAACTTTACCAATCTTAATACTGACAAATACGAATCAGGATCTAATGTATCTTTAGGTACAATTTCTGGTACGACTGTTAATGTTACTTCTGTAACTACAACAGCAGGTTTAACAGTAGGAGGTTCTTCTACATTAAGCACATCTGCTACAGTATCAGCAGCAGGTTCAGACCAGTCAGGTGCTACAGCACTAACTAATTCGTATAATATTGTTACAACTGCTACAGCTAACCAGGGTGTAAAACTTCCTGATTGTGCAGCAGGTTTGGAAGCTTTTCTTTTGAATGACACGGCAGTTAATCTTAAAGTTTACCCAGCATCAGGCGAATCTGTTGATAGTGGATCAGCCAATGTTGCAGTAGATTTAGCGCCAGGACATTCATTGAAATTGGTAGGAGTAAGCGCAACAAAATGGAACAGGCTAAGTCCTGTAATCATTTACAACTCATCGGGAACAAGAGTAAATTAATAGGAAACGATAGGAATGAGACCTCTAAGAATTAAAGCATCAGCATATCCAGTAAGTTCAGGTAACTTACAGGGTTTGCAAGAAATGACAGATTCAGAAATAGAACAGTATTACAGTGCTATTTTAACATTAGATTTCGCAGATAATACAGATGGTTCTGGTACTGCGGAAATTAATATCAATGGAGGAACAGGAACTTCTATCGGAACAGCAACCGATACAAAAAGAGATGACGCAGTAGGAACACACCCAACAGACGGTGCAAGTTCTACGGTTACTACTTATACAGCTAAACAAATAGAAACAGCAGCGTCAGAAAGTATTACTAACAGACCTTTAGGATATGTATCCTCAGGTACAGTTGGAATGCACGAGTTCGACGATACAGAATTAGACACAGACATTTTAGATAAAGTCGTAGATGATTTTGTTGCACAAGGCGATTATACTGTAGGACAATATAAACTATCTACAAGCTCACCTTCAGGTGGTACTTGGACTTCTCGTTACACATTGGTAAACACAGAAGTAGATGGTACAAGCACAAGTTATTACATTTGGCAAAAGACAGCAGCTACAACATCAGCAGTAGCTAATTACAAACCACTTAAAGTAACAGGTGGTGGAGCTGGTGTTCAAGAAATGACTGTTGCTGAAATGGAACAAATTGTTCCTAATTTAAGAAACTACATGATTTCTAGTGGTAAAGGGAAATATGTATTACAAGCAGCAGCTCCAGGTTCAGGTACTTGGGTTGATCAAGGTTCATTTATTGATACAAAGAAAGAAGTAGCAGCACAAAACTATACAGGTTCTTATGAAGGAACATACACAGGGTCTTATACAGGTGGTTATACAGGTGCCAAAAACTACGCAGGCACATATACAGGTGCCAAATCTTATTCAGGAAGTTATGTAGGAACCTCAGGTTATGCAGGCACATACACAGGAACCTCAGGTTATTCCGGTACATATTCAGGTGACTACACAGGAAACTATGCTGCCAACTATTCAGGTTATGCAGGTACATCTTACGCAGGCACATACGCTGGCTCATATACAGGGTACTATACAGGTGCCAAAAACTATACAGGTTATTACACAGGTGCTAAAACATATGGCGGAACTTATGTAGGCACATCAAACTATGCAGGCACATACACAGGAACATCTGCTTATTCCGGTTCATATTCAGGTAACTACACAGGTTATTACTCAGGCACATATTCAGGCGATACAATTCAAAGTTCAAATGAAACAGTCAGTACGGTAAAACTGTGGCTTAGAACTGCTTAATTAGCAGTATAAATAAACTTACATTATGGAGATATTATGGCAAACGAAAATGTCGTTCTTGAGATTGATCCTAGTAATATAACAACAGTCCAAGACGAACCCAAGAAAAGAAATTTTGTTTACAAAGATCCTTATTGGTCTAATAAGGATGCCAAACATATGATCGTAACTCTTGAATACGAAGATGGTAGAAAGTCTACAGCATCTATTCAAGACAAAGACGGCACAAATCCAGATTACAAAGCAATACTAGAAGAGTTTGGTGAAGAAGTATTAGATAATAACACAGCAGAAGGTGTTAGACGTCGTGATGAACAAGTTAAGAAAAGACTACAAAGAAAAGAAACAGAAGCAGTTAGGGCTAGACAAGAAGCATTGTTTGGTGCTAAGTTACAAGCATTTGAAATAGATAAAATTAAACATTCATCTAATGTAGAATTGAAAAGACTTATTCGTAAGGCAAAAACACCTTTGGAAGTTACATCTTATACAACAATTTTATTATTAGATGACTTTATGAATAACAAAACTGTAACAGACTTGTGGGACGAAACTCCAAATCTAATACAGAAATTGAAAGAAGTTGCGGAAGTAGTTTTTGATGAAAGAGATAAATCCTAAAGATTTTCCTGAGAACGGATTTGTAATTGTAGCATCGTTAAAGGAAAGATTTTATAAAGCAGCAATAGAATGTGCAGAGTCAGTTAAATTATTTTGGCCTGAAGCACATATTACAGTATTCGTAGATCATGAAGAATGGATCAAACCATCTGATTACAATGTAGCAGATTATATTGTACATTGGGAAGTACCTAAACATATTAGAGCTAAACTATGGGCATTAGGTAACACACCTTATAAAGGTATTACATGTTACTTAGATGCAGACATGTATTGTCAACATGAAGATGTAGAATTTATATTTGATCAACTGCCTGATGATTTAGATTTATTGTTTACAAAAATTAGACCTTACAATGCTAAGGTAACTAAACTTACAAACACAGAAGAAATGACAGCACATTGTGGCATGTTCTTATATAGAAACAATCCTCATACAATTAAACTTATGGAAGATTGGTATGGAGAATATGTTAAACAAAATCTTAGAGATCCTAAAGGTGGTTGGGTACATGAATTGGGAGGCGACTATCCTAGTGATGTAAGAAAGTGGGATACTTTTACAATGTGGCGACTACTTACATACGGAGATGGAGATGTAAAGTGGAGAGACGATTTACATATTAGATGGAATTTTATTAATGGACATTTAGATAGTGAACTTGAAGGTGAAGAAATAGTTTTTTGGCATTACACTATCCCACAACACGAAATACACTTGAAGAGAAAATAATGAAATGGATTAATATGTCAGATGAGATACTAGATATGTTGAATCCATATACCGATTGGTTTTTCAAACAAGATACAACTTGGTTAGACGAAAAATCTAAAGAACACGAAAAGAATACAAGTACATTAGAACATGCCTGTTCAGATGATTATCTAAAAGAGATAGTAGAAAAAGATGGTAGGCATGAAGGATATCCTGAGATATCATACAGTTTTGATCTTGCCTCAAGAACTATACCAGGTGAGTTTCAAGAGAAATACAATGAGCTAACTGATGAGCTCCTGGCATTCTTAGGTGCCAGGAACCAAGCTGTTCATGTATATTATCCTAAGAATGGATTCATGGGTTGGCACAATAACTGGAATGCACATGGATACAATATATTATTATCATATACGAAACATGGGGGCGGGTTCTTTAAGTATAGAGATCCTGTCACCCATGAAGTAGTAGAGATGTTAGATCCAGGTGGTTGGTCTGCGAAAGTAGGTTATTATGGCAGGGGCAGAGAACCCGATAAAGTCTACTATCATTGTGCTGGAACACACGAACCGAGACTCACATTAGGGTTCGTAGTACCCAATTTGGACATTTGGCGGTCCATGATTGAGGATATTTCTGGAGAAGATGCCTCACATTTCTCCTAAGTTACTGATATAACTACAAAAAAGATTTCAAAAGATTACCCTAAAAAGGTTGACTTCTGGTTCCTCAGAGTGCATAATGTATGTATATTAAATAAAAAGTGAGGACTTTAAATGATACTAGATAACGAAGTAACAATAGCAGGCGAAACAGTTCGTAAAGAAAGATGGGGCATGGCAGCACATCACGATGAGAACAAAACTTTTACAGGTGATGTTTTATACAAAAGCCAAGTAAGAACAGCTCCAAGTGGTTATTCTTATGATAACTCCATTGAAACAAAATTCCAAGACACAGCTCAAGTAGATGGGCTTACAGTTTGGAAATCAAATGGTGAGGTTCCATTCGCAGACATGCTATTAGACTTTGTACAAATTGGTGCAATAACTTTAGAACAAGCAGAGTTCTCATTACTTCAAAAACAAAAAGATCAAAGTGCAAGTATTTCTAAACTTTACAGAGCAGACGACGGCAATATTTACTTAAGCGAAGATGCCCTAGCATATCGTAAAGAAAGACTAGCAAAAATAGCGGAGGCAGCGTAATGATATTTCCTTTACCAACACTCTACAAAAGAGACACGAACGGAAACATTCGTGAACTAACAGTAGAATATTCTCAGGGTGTATTGAATGCTACTCGAACTATTGCTGGTATAAAAGACGGCAACCTAGTTACAAGTGGTTGGAAAAATGCTACAGGTAAGAACACAGGCAAAGCAAATGCTACTACAGATGCTGAACAAGCACAAAAAGAAGCACAAGCAATGTGGGATAAGAAAGTAGAAAAAGAATACTTTGAAGACATTTCAAAGATTGATACTTACGATAAGTTCAAGCCAATGTTAGCTCATGACTATGCAAAAAGGCCACAGTCAAGTGGTATTAGTCAACCTAAGTTAGATGGCATTAGATGTATTGCAAGAAAAGATGGACTTTACACAAGAGCAGGTAAAGCAATTACAACTTGTGATCATATCTTTTTAGCACTACAACCATTCTTTGAAGAGTATCCTAAAGCTATTTTAGATGGTGAACTTTACAATCACAAATTAAAAGAAGACTTCAACAAAATTACAAGTCTTGTTAGGAAAGTAAAACCTACACAAGAAGAACAAGAAGAATGTTTTAAACTTGTTGAGTATCATGTATATGATTGTCCTTTCTGGGGTAGAGGTTTAGCTGAAACAACTCTAGATAGAATAAGTTTTATAGAAGATCAAGAGTTTGAAAGTCCTATTGTTACAGTTCCAACAGATACTTGTGAAGATCAAGAACAGTTAGATGCTAAGTATTCACAATATACAGAAGATGGTTACGAAGGACAAATGGTTCGTAACCATGGCGCTTACGAAAACAAAAGAAGTAAGAACTTACTGAAAAGAAAAGAGTTCATTACAGAAGAGTTTGATGTTGTAGAAGTATTAGAAGGCTCAGGTAATTGGGCAGGATATGCTAAACACTTTGTTCTTACAGACGGCACAGAAACATTTAAGAGTGGTGTAAGAGGCAATCAAGAAACACTTAAGGCTCTATTAGAACAAGAAGAGAAACCTACTTGGGTTACATGTAGATTCTTTGAAAGGTCAGTAGATAATATTCCTAGATTCCCGGTTGTAATTGATTGGGGTGTAGGTAAGAGGGAAGACTAATGTACACATATTTAAAAGAAATCACCGATTGGGGTGAACACAAAGTCAAGAACCATACATATATCTTCAATGAGAAAGGACAGAATGTTGGTTATATTAAAACAGGAACCAAGGAAGAACTTTTTTACAAAAAACCTTCCAAGCTCTTTTCTAAATCTCGAAGGAAATTTATTAAACTTAATCGTACTTAGAAAATCTTAGTCTTACAAGAGCTTTTCTTACAATAGCAATTCCAGTTAATCCTATAAAGTTAATAAACGCAGCCATCTCAGATGAGGTGCCTGCGTAGTCAATGCAAGCCTTAATAATGAATACACTTAACGGGAACATAATAATTGCTCCTATTGCAGTATCTACTGTTGCTTCATGTAGTGCTTTCTTTAATTTATTATTTTGTACCAATTGCCATAAATCTGTCATAGTAAACTTTCCCATTCCAATCGTAATAGAATTGTTTTACTTTGCCGGTATAACTGACGTCTTTCAATCCGGCATTTTCAATTAACGCTTTCTCACTATCAACACAATTAATGCCATACATTTCTTCTATAACATTTGAATTCTGTACAGCAAATACAGCGTGTTTGTTTGCTGTTTTTAAATCTTTCAAAGGATACATCTGTTCTGCTCCCATTGTAATAACTACATCAACCTTTAGTTGATTTAATTCATCAAATGCGAACGGAATATCCATGTTCCAGTGATTTATTTTTATGTATTCTTCTGCTATATAATGCTTATTAAACACCTTAGAGAGCTCTAAAGCTTCTTTATCGATGTCAACTAGGTGCATTTCTCCCACGGACAAGTTCTCACATAAGAGAGGAACTAAAGGTATCCCTAACCAGCTGTTTAAGATAAGAATGTTAAACTGCTCGTCTTTCATATAGTCATCTAAACTATTCTTTAGTTCTTCCACCAGCCATATACCAGCTTCCATAGTATTAGGATTCAATGCTTGTCTAAAGTCATCATGTTTATGTTTCATTTCATGCTCTACTTTAGCGAGAGCATCGCCCCAATGTTGTAAATTATTTAAAAAATTAAAATTTAACATCTTCTTTTCTTCCCATTGAATCAAATAAACAGACATATGGTATTTGTCTGAATACATGTTTTTCTATATCATGTGGATATATATAGCCTTGGTTATAACTATAAAACCACCCTAACGGAAAATATTTAATTCTTGCTACACCTTTGTGCATAAAGAAATTATCTATTCCACGATAGTACCATAAGATTTTTTCCTTGTGTGCTTTAAAATAAAGAGTTATATTTTCTTTATCTAAGTTATCGTTCCATCTTAATATACTAGAATTTAAATCTGTATATCTATGAGGAACATGTTCTGTTTCTTTTTTCTGTGTTTCTAAATCATGCCAATGTGTTTGGCCAAAACATAGACAATCTTCAGGATCAAAGTTTGCTATGTCATCTATATTCTTTTGTATAATAATATCTAAATCGAAGAAAAGATTCTCACCTTTTTGTCTTACGACATTATCATCGAATAGATACATTTTATTCCACCACTTCTCTAATTTGTTTCCTGCAGGAAATGGTATAACTTTTATATTATCATCTAGTCCTTTTGGTTTATCAGTCAAACAATAAAATTTAAAATCCCGAGATATATATTCACTACAAGATTCGTATATCTTATTTACATGTTTGGCAGAATACTTACTGCCCCATTTGACTGTATAAATGTTCATTGCCAATGTTTTAATAAATCCGGGTCCACCAATTCATTTTGTTTAACACTACCTCTACCTTTAAGCATAGGTTCGGGTAGTAAATCAATATTAAATACACAGAGGATTGGTGTCTCTCTATATATTTCTGTTTCTAAATCGTCGTCTTCCCAACTACGACCTCGGTTATAAGAGTAAGCATAATCTGCTGGGAAATGATCCCAAAGTTTTTTGCCCCAATCGCCCCACCTCCAAGAATGATAATTGTCAGTTCCATCTGTATATGTAAACCAAATCTTATCTTTGTTTTCTAACACATCATGCCATATACATTCTGCTTGATCGTCGGACCAAACTTGGCAACTGCCATTTGTATATGCACCGTGTGCTAATTTAAATTTTCTTGTTTTCATTGGACGAGGATCTTGCCACCAACTTCTTAGCTTTGTCGGTCTTTCCATATTATAGGTTAATATAGGCTCTATATTGTTTTGAATGATTACATCCAAATCAAAGAAGACGAAGCGTCCTGTCGGCTTATCTGCTGCAAAATTGTGAGTATTGAAGACAAATGTTTTAGGTCTGTCCCAGCATCTAGCCATGCCATACTTAAAGTCATCAGAGCCGAACCAGTACTTAGGATGAATGGTATCAATGTCTGGAAATGGTATAACCTGAATATCATCATCCAATCCTTCAGCGTCATCAGTATAACAGTAAAAATGGAAATCGTGCTTATCATCTGTATGCCTCCTTGCCATGTTTTTTAGTTTATTCACAAAATGAGGACCATACCTAGTACCCCATTTAGAACATACTATATTTACTCTCATAGTTGCTCCTTTGCCAGCGGAAATACATTACTTATAACTTTAGCAACTTCATGGGCTATATCCATGTGTTCTGCTTGTGTTCCGTTAGCACCTCTCAATTCTATGTAATGAACCCAACTTCTTAGAGTACCATTAACATACATTCTACTAATGGTGTTACCTTCAGGCAACACCGCCCTTGCTTGTTCTTTTGCAATACCATGTTCTAATGCCCATGTATACGCATATCTAGTTTGTCTAATTATATCTTTTTGTAAGTCATTCCACTTTATTCTTAAAGCCTGATCTTCTAAGGTATCTCCTAGTTCAATACTATTTTGTCTGTTCTTAGGATCTTGTAGTCTTGCTTCTCGAACTTCAAATTGCAAATCCTTTGTAGGGTTTGCATACCTTTGACTGTATTCTTGAAAACTAAAACTTCTGTGTCTTAAAATTTGCCTAGCAATATCTCTTGTAGTTTCTATTTCTAAACATACACTAACCATTTCTAATGGCGACCAGTGTTTGTGTTTCATTAGATACTTAATAAGTTTCTCGCTAGTTTCCTGATTGTTTTGATTATCAGGATTACTTACCCTAGCACAGAACGCAATTAGTTCTGTTGGGCTTGTACTAGAAATTAATTCTTTTCCATCTGTTTGACTGTAGCTAATTAACTTAACCTGCATATGACATAGTCCTTACCGTATTGTTGTTTGTGTTTAGCAAGCTCTTCCGTGACTTGCATTGTTTTATATTCAAAGTCTGTAATATCCGATTTGATAACCAGAACAGCAAATTGAGACTCTTCAACTATTGGTACATAGTTATCGTAGTCTTCAAATGTGCCTTTTAATATTACCGACTTTTCTGTTGTTACTTCTAACATGTTCCACCTTGTTCATTATGTATTACTGCCGGATTTAACTTTAATAGATTATTAAAGTATCCTTTATAAAAATCATTTGTAAAAATTTCTTCTAATGTGTATTCCTTTATATTGTTCTTATCCCAACTATACAATAACTCTGTCTTGTGTTCAGGAGAGTTATATGCTGTTATTAGATTAAGTGCCACATGTTTACAGGGAAACACATTACCTGTTGCACTTAGATAAAATTGATTATTAACTTTACCCTCGCACTTAACATGTGGAGAAAACTTTATTGTTCTCTCTTTATATATATCATCTTTTTTTCGTGTCTGTAGAGTTTCTAGTTCTATAAGTTTGTAGTCAGGCATATCCTGTTTTTCATTTTTCTCTACAATTTTTTCTTCCTTAGGCACGCTATTTTCATATACAAATCCAGAAAACATATATTGTTTAGAAAGTTTTTTAGCTTTTTGTATATCATTGTCTAATTGATTTGTATGTGTATAAGACCAAAACACTCTACAACCTGCATCTAATAATGTTTTAGCATTTTCTAATATTTTTTTCTCTGGATTGCCTGTATCAATTTGGAAAGTTATATTACCTACTTCTTTTAACGCTTCTGCTAAATTACGCCACCATATAAAGTCATTTATTTTCTTTCCATCTGTAACTAAGTCTGTGCCTATACCCCAACGACTAGCAAAGAATTGTACAATGTCAAATAAATCTGGATTATCTGTAGGCTCTCCTGTCAGTCCTTTTAGTTTGACTCTTTTGATTTTAGCCCTTTCTATGTATTCATACGAAAATGCTTTTTCAATATCCTCTATTGTAAGACAATCACCCTCACTATTAATACACTCTATTTCTATTTTTTCAGGCAACCAAGGATACAAATCTGTTTCTTTATTGTACATCTTTTCTATTTGTTCTTTTGTATAGTCATCATACCAATAAGGTAAAGCAACAATATTCTCATCTGTAGTTTCAGGATATGTTGCCGTAGTATCCTGTAAGAAAGGTAGAGTACCATCTTCTATAAAAAATTTATTATGGAAAGCGTCATATTCATATAATAGATCGTCTTCATTTTCTTCCCATTCTTCTAAAATTTTTTCTACTCTATCATTTCGGAAAATAAAGTAACAAAGATTACCGTCCTGCAGTCGAACACGCTTGTTGGTCTTATAAGTCTCTATGTCCCCTATGTTGTTAATAATAGTGTTAGGAGTAATAAACAAAGAGCTACTCTTAGGCTTTGTGTATCTCATAATATCTATTTCTAACCAATCTATTCCATATTTAGGAACATGAAAAGTAATACCCTCAATGTAGCCGTCCATCTTTTTGGTTGACATAAGCAGATCCATTTCATCATCTTGTACAAAGACAACGAATTCAAAAGGATCTTCTATCAGCTTCTTGCATTGAGTATACAAAGCGTTTATTTGTAACTGACTGTATTTGTTATCTAGCTGATTTGCTATTATTGTTACCATGCCAAAATCTCAAAAGTGTCTCATCTTCTAATTCATCTATTTTTATTTGAAACTCATTGTTATGTGAGTCTATATTAAACAAACAAAATCTAGGTTGTTCTCTATATTTATGTGGATCTAAATCATCAGGCCACTGCTTACCTCTGTTATAACTATACACCCATTCGTAAGGTATATTGTTCCAAAAATCTCTTTGTCGCCAGTAATGATAATTATCTGTACCTTTAAAGAAAGTTCTATATATTTGTTGATCCTCGTCTAATGCGTCCCAGAATATATGTTCACATTGATCTTCATTCCAACACATGACACTAGAATTGTACATTGTACCTCTAATGTCTATGAATAATCTTTCATGTATTCTTTTAGGATTATCCCATCTAACATGAATGATTCTAGGCTTAAGAGCTAATTCTTGTAAGTCTGTTATATCATTTTGTATAATTACATCGAGATCTAAATAACACCATTTACCCATATAACCTAAAAAGTTATGAGAGTTGAATACTAAAAATTTAGATCTATCCCAACACCAGCGTTCTTTACCAAACCAAAACTTAGGATGCAAAGGTTCTATGTCAGGTATATCTCTTGTATCACACTCTAATCCTTTACTATCATCTGTAAAACATGTAAAGGTAAAGTCCTTATTGTAGTGTCGTTGCACCGCACGATATAGATTGTTTACATATTGTGGTGAGTATTTAGTGCCCCACTTGATGCATACAAAGTTCATCATATTCTTTTACTTGCTCCGGATATTGTTCTTGATTATTCAATAATGCTATTGTGTATTCTGGCCTATATTTTCTACCTGCAAATACATAAGAGTAAACCTCATGATTAGGTAAATGTTCAAATGTAAAACCTTCATGGTATAAGAATGTATCGTCACCATGAGGGTATTGTAAGTTATATTTATGTTCGTTTCTAGCATAGTGATGCCAAATATGAGTAGCGTCTTTCCATAACATTACACTAGAATTAAAATTGGATAAAGGATGTTTACTGTGATATGGAAATTCATCTATAGGCATTTGATCTATACCTTTATCTTTCCACCATGTATATGCTATAACAGGATTATTTACACAATAATCAAACAAATGATCTATAGGTTTTTGTATTCTTACATCTAAATCTAAGTATAATATTGTACCTAAATCCTTTAACTGAAACAGTTTGAGCTTTTCCATATTGCCTGCTGGCTCATGTTCTAAGTATAAAACACCTATTGCAGGGTTCAAACCGTATGCATCGTCGGTTACACAGACATAATTGTACTGTCCTTCCGTGTGTTCGTATATAGCATTGACGTCATCTTCGCTATATTTGTCACCATATTTTAATGTTAAAATAGTTTTCATTGTAATCACATTTATTTATAAATAAGACTATATACGATAATTTAGAGAAAACTACTGATGGCAACCATTTCTAATATAGTAATAGATCAGGGCACAACATTTAGTTTGGAGCTTAATCTAACAAACGACGACGGATCTGCTAAGGATTTAGCAAATTATACCGTGACTTCTCAGATGAGAAAAAGTTATGAAGCTACAACAGCTACTGATTTTACTACTGCTAAAGTGGATGCCACAGGAAAAGTTACAATATCGTTGACTGCAGCACAAACTGCAGCAGTCAAAGCAGGAAGATATGTTTATGACATTGAGATAGCCTCATCGTCAGAAACATTAAGAGTATTAGAGGGTATAGTTACCGTAACACCTAATGTTACGAGAGCATAGGAGATATAGATGGCAGTTACAGTATCAGCATCAAGTACACCAATAAAAGTATCAACATCAGTAGGTAGTACAAGAGTCGTAAGTTCTGCTACACCTCAGTCTGCGATTGCGACGGCAACAACGATTGATAATCTTTCGGGATTAGATACCTCAGCAAAACAAAACGGTTATACTCTAGTTTATGATGGAACCAGTGGTAATTGGCAAGCAGCACCAGCATCGTCTGTTGCAGCATCCATTACTGCAATTGATGGTGGCACATTTTAGTATGATATTAAGCTTAATATTATATAAAACATTTAACTAGGAGAAAATAAATGGCAACAACAATTCAAATTAAAAGAAGTACAGGCTCAGCAGCCCCCGCTACTTCTGATTTAGTTGAAGGCGAATTGGCGTATGCTGAGGATAGATCGGGTAGTGGAGCATCTGCTAAGTTATACATTTCATCTATTGATTCAGGTGGTAGTGAAGTAATTCAAGAGATTGGTGGTAAGTACTACACAGATCTTATTGACAACGCTACAAACGCAGCAACTGCTAGCACCATTGTTAAGAGAGATGGAAGTGGACACTTTAACGGTGCAACAATTACAGGTTCAACACTTACAGATGGCACAGCAAGCATAGCTTCAGGTGCTATTACAGGAGCAACAAACATAACAGCTTCTGGTACAGTACAATTTGGATCTTTATCAGACGGTACTATTACAGCAACAGCATTTGTAGATGAAGACAATATGGCTTCTAACAGTGCAACGCTTATTCCTACTCAACAATCAGTTAAGGCTTATGTAGATGCAACAGCATCAGCGGCGTTTGACTTGGATTTTAGCGGTGACTCTGGTTCAGGAACAATTGAACAAGCAGAAACATTTGCTATCACAGGTGATACAGGTATTACAACAACAGCATCTGGTAATGGTTTAGCCATTGATCTAGATGACACAGCAGTTTCAGCAGGATCATATGGTTCCAGTACTGCCATTCCTGTTATTACAGTAGACGCACAAGGTCGTATTACATCAGCTAGTACAGCAACAACAAGCTCTACTTTAACTATTGGTGCTGACAGTGGTTCAGACGATACAGTTACAGTAGGAACAGATACACTTAACTTTGTAGGTACAGCCAATGAGGTTGAAACAACAGTTTCTAATAACCAAATCCAAATTGGATTACCAAACAATGTAACAATATCAGGTAACCTTACAGTTAGTGGTACAACTACAACTGTAGATTCCACAACTTTATCCGTAGCAGATCCATTGATCTCACTTGCAACAGGTAACAATTCATCTGACGCAGTGGACATTGGTTTATATGGTTTGTATGACACTTCAGGTTCAACAGACTTGTATTCAGGTTTCTTCAGAGACGCTAATGACTCTGGTAAGTGGAAACTATTTAAAGACTTACAAGCAGCACCTGGCACAACTGTTAATACAAGTGGAACAGGTTACGCCGTAGCTACATTAGTAGCAAACTTGGAATCATCTAGTGTAGCAATCACAGGTGGTACTATTACAGGTATTACTGATCTTGCAGTAGCAGATGGTGGTACTGGCGCAGGTACATTTACTTCTAAAGGTATTCTTTATGGTAATGGTACAAGTGCTTTACAAGTAACAGCAGCAGGCTCAGAAGGACAAGTCCTACAAGCAGGCTCAGGCGGTACGCCAGAATTCGGAGGAATTGACGGCGGTACTTATTAATAAATTTTGAGGATTTTGAAATGGACGAACAATTAATTAATGAATATATTAATAACTTAGCAAATCAGGTCAATAATTTGACTCAAGAAAATATATTATTAAAAACTAGATTAACTATATTTGAAAAGAGAGAGAAGGATAGATTGGAGGTAGAGGCTAAAAAAGAGGAACCACAAAGTGAGTTCACACAGCCTGAACCGATAAAAGAGGAAAAAGATATTCCTCCTTTAGTGAAAGGCCCTAAGCCTAAAGGTTATAATCCTAAAGTGGATGGACCTTTACCTCTTATCCCTAATCCTAAATTAGCAAAGGAATAATTAAATGGCAACAGTAATTAAAATTAAGAAATCAGAAACTGCCAGCAGCGCACCTAGTACATCAGATCTAGTTGCAGGTGAGGTAGCTCTTAATACAGCAGATCAAATAATGTATGTAAGAGACTCTGGAGGCTCTATTGTAAAAATAGCAAACTTCTCAGAGGCTGATCAATCCTTAGTTTTTCCTACTGGCGATTATGGTAGTGTTGCAGATAGTCTAACAACAGACGCATTTGGTCAACAACTCGATAAAACATTTGATTGTAATACTAGCGTAAAGTATAGAGTTCAAACTGTGGAACTAGGGTCAAGTTCATCAATTTAAGGAATAGAGATGACAGTAACAGTACAATTTAGACGAGGAACAACAGCACAAAATAATGCGTTTACAGGATCTATTGGTGAAATATCTGTTAATACTACTAATAACTCTATTAGAGTTCATGATGGTTCTACGGAGGGCGGACATGAACTTATGAAATCGGATGCAACTAATATTGATGGGAGTATTGCAAGCTCAAGAATATCCGGAACTATAACAGCTAGTACATTGGCAGATGGATCTAGCATAGACGGCGGAACATATTAAATTAGGAGAAAACAATGCCAACACAGGTACAATTTAGAAGAGGCACAACAACACAGAATAACTCTTTTACCGGTGCGGTAGGTGAACTTTCCGTAGATACTACGCTAGATACAGTTAGAGTCCATGATGGCTCAACGGCAGGAGGACACAGGCTTGCCAAGTATTCAGAAATAACAACTGGAGACATAACGGCAGTCGTAGCAGGCACAGGTTTATCCGGCGGTGCAACTAGCGGTAGTGCAACGGTAGCACTTTCCCACTTAGGATTAGAAAGTTTATCAGATCCAAACGATGATCAAATTATATTTTGGGACGACTCGGCTGGAGCAACAGCATTCCTTGATATTGGTTCAGGACTTGCCATATCAGGAACAACTTTATCTAGTTCTATAACACAATATGCAGACTCAGATGCAAGAGGAGCAATCAGTGTAACAGATTCAGGCGGAGATGGTTCTCTCGCTTACAATAATTCTACAGGAGTTATAACATATACAGGACCTAGTGCCTCAGAAGTTAGGGCACATATAACAGCTGGAACAGGTGTAAGTATCAGTTCTGGCGAAGTAGCTATTGGACAAGCAGTAGCAACATCTAGTAATGTTACATTTGCAGATGTAGCAGCAACAGGTAATTTAACAGTTACAGGTAACCTAGATGTAAACGGAACGACTACAACTTTAGATACCACAAACTCAACAATAGCAGATAGACTTATTGAGTTAGGTAATGGAACAACTGGAACACCAGGTAATGACATGGGTCTAGTACTCGAAAGAGGAGACTCAGATAACGCATTTATTGGTTGGGACGAAAGTGCAGACAAGTTCCTAATGGGAACAGGCTCATTTACAGGAGCAAGCACAGGAGATCTTACAGTTACAACAGGAACACTTGTAGCAAATTTAGAAGGCAATGTTACCGGTAATGTAACAGGCAACGCAGATACTGCAACAGCATTGGCAACTGCCAGAGCAATTGCTTTGACAGGAGATGTTACAGGTACAGCAAACTTTGACGGTACAGCAGGCATATCAATTAGTGCAACTATTGCAGCTAATAGTGTGGCTTTAGGTACAGACACTACAGGTAATTATATGGCACAAGTTTCAGGTGGAGACGGTATTACAATCTCTCATACACAAGGAGAAGGTTCCACAGCTACTATTACAGGAACGGCTATATATAATAGTAGTGGAACAAAACTTAACTAGGGGTAAAATATGGCATTAGCTAGCAGACAGGACTTACAAGACTACGCACTTAGAAGACTAGGTCACCCTGTTATTGAAATCAATGTTGATGAAGGACAACTATCAGACAGGATAGATGATGCCTTACAATTCTTTCAAGAATATCACTTTGATGGTGTAGAAAAAACATTCGTAAAACATCAGATAACAGGTTCCACATTAAAGCTAACTGCCAACCTAGCTAATAATTTCCAAAAGGGAGAGACTATTACGGGTGGCACATCAGGAGCTACAGCATTAGTAGATGGTGCTGATAGTACAGCACAGTTTATACAACTAGAACAAGTAAAGTCTGGCACATTCCAGGGTGGAGAAACTATCACAGGTGATAGATCAGGAGCTACAGCTACACTACATGGAACAGATACTTATATACAAGGCGATATAGAAAAAGGATATTTGCCTATTAGTAATAATATATTAGGTATAACCAAAGTATTTAACTTTGGAGGCGCAGCAACTAACAATACAAGAGATGGACAACTATTTGATTTAATGTATCAGTTTAGAATGAACGATCTCTATAACTTAATGGGTGCGGATATGATTTATTATTCCGTAGTCCAAACACATTTGACAACTTTGCAGAAACTCCTAACAGGGGATAGGCAAATTAGATTTAATCGTAAAACAGATAGGCTTTATATAGATACTGATTGGGACAAAACATTCAATATTGGAGACTATGTTGTAGCAGAAGCGTATGCTATTATAGATCCTGCTACATATTCAGAAGTCTATGATGATATGTTTCTTAAGAAATATACAACTGCATTATTTAAAAAACAATGGGGCGATAATATTAAGAAGTTTGCTGGAATACAAATGCCGGGTGGTGTAACATTAGATGGACAACAGATCTATCAAGAAGCCATTGAAGAAATTAGGCAAATAGAACAGGAGATGCAACTTAAATACGAATTACCACCTCAGTTTATGATAGGATAATACTATGCCAACAAACAACTTTTTCCAAAATGGCGGTGGCATAGGCACAACAAACGAACAGCGCTTAATAGAAGATCTAATTATCGAGAGCCTTAAAATATATGGCCACGATACTTTTTACCTGCCTAGAACATTAATAAACAAAGATACGGTATTTGACGAGGATCAATTATCTAGTTTTGATGCTGCCTATCCTTTAGAAATGTATTTGGAAAATGTACAAGGTTTTGCTGGACAAGGAGATATATTTACAAGATTTGGTATGGAAGTTAGAGATCAGGCAACTTTCATATTAGCAAAAAGAAGATGGGAGGACATGGTAACAAGACAGAGTCCTTCTTTGGCAACTAATCTTAGACCTAATGAAGGCGATTTAGTATATTTCAGCAGAACAAAATCTTTATTCGAGATTAAATATGTAGATTTTCAAAATCCATTTTATCAGGCAAATCAAATCTATGTTTACAGATTAACTTGTGAACTGTTCGAATACAGCTCAGAAGATTTGGATACAGGTATTGCAGAAATAGATGCAATAGAAACAAAATACTCTCAGGATATGTTGGAGTATCAATTCAAACTAGAAGACAATGGATTATTCCTAAAAGAAGATGGTGGTTCATTAATTACAGAAGCATATCAAACAACTGTATCCGAACCTATAGACAATACAGACTTTGATAACCTACTATCTATAGAAGGTATATTAGACTTCAGTGAAACAAATCCATTTGGTGAGATAGGAGGCTCGTAATGTTTAAGAATAAAACATTTTATCACAGCCATATAAGAAAGGCTATTATTGCCTTTGGAACTATATTCAATGATATAAACATTGAAAGAAAGAATAGCTCAGGTGCAGTAACACAAACATTAAGAGTACCTTTAGCGTATTCTACAAAACAAAAATTTATGACACGACTTGCTAGAGTGCCAGACTCAACAACAAGAGGTGAAGTAGCACTTACATTGCCTAGAATGGGATTTGAGATAAATGGTTTAACATATGATCCAGCAAGAAAGGTAGTACCTATACAAAGAAATAAAGTAGTGGGTATAGGAGATGATGCTAATACTGTTAGATCTGTATTTGCTTCCGCTCCGTGGAACTTAGATATAGCATTATATATATTTGCAAAGAACCAAAGTGATGGATTGTCTTGTTTGGAACAAATTATTCCTTACTTCAATCCAGACTTTAATATTACAGTTAATGATCTCCCTGAAGTGGGAATTAAAAGAGATATAAAAATTACATTAGATAATGTTGGTTATGAAGATGAATATGAAGGCGAATTTGCTAACCGACTTAGTTTAGTTTGGACATTAAACTTTACTATGAGGCTTAACTTCTACAGTCATGTAGATAATGTAGGTATAATTAAGAAAGCAGTTGCAGATGCTTATGTAGATCCTACACTAAGTTTAGATAAAAGCAAAGTAGCAGCAAGTAGAGGTAGAACAACTGTTTCAGTTAATCCTCTAACAGCTACACCAGCCGATGAATATACATTCTTGGAGGAATTTGATGAAGCATTCGAAGAATAGTGGGTTTGAAAGTTTAGACAAGAGCTTTAATACAAAAGAAATAACAAAAGCTCTAGAAACAAACTTAAAAAAGACACAAGAAGAAAGACAACTACCTACAGTAGACATGTCAGCAGAAGACAGAGAGGCTCTACACAGGAAACAACAAGAAGAAGACTTGCAGTATGCTAGAATGATGTTAAAGCAGGCTGAAGCATTCAATGCTGAGGCTATTGAAGGCATATTACATATAGCAAGAAACTCAGATCAGCCTCGTGCATATGAAGTAGCAGGTGGATTAATTAAAAATCTACAAGATAATGCTAAGGATATGTTAGATGTGCATGAGAAACAAAAAAGAATAACAGCAGACGACCCTAAAGCAAGAAGAATAGAAACACAAAACAATTTATTTGTAGGCAGTACAAAAGATCTACTGCAAGCTATCAAAGAGGATGATAGTAAAGTTATAGATGTAGAGAATGGCACAGAAACCTGAACAAGTATCATATCACGGCAACCCTAACCTTAAACCGTTAGCGTATCAGCATGATTTTACAAAAGAAGAAATACAAGAATATATAAAATGTAAAGAAGATCCTAAGTACTTTATAGAAAACTATGTAAAGATCGTAACACTAGATAAAGGATTACAACCATTTAAATTATTTGAATGCCAAAAAGGCAAAGTAGATCTCATTATGAAAGAGAGAAAAGTAATTTTAATGGAAGGACGACAGCAGGGTAAAACAGTTACAGCAGCTGCGTGTATATTACATTATACAATATTCCAAGAAGATAAAACAGTAGCTATTATGGCTAACAAAGCCTCAGCAGCTAGAGAAGTATTAAACAGATATCAAATTATGTATGAGAACTTACCCTTATGGATGCAACAAGGTGTTAGAGTATGGAATAAGGGTGATGTAGAATTAGAAAATAATAGTAAAGTACTCACAGCAGCAACAACAGCAGCAGCCATTCGAGGTAAATCAGTAAACTGGTTGTACATTGATGAGGCAGCAATCATACCTAACAATATAGCGGACGAATTCTTTACTTCCGTTTATCCTACTATTTCTGCTGGTGAGACAACTAAAATTCTACTTACATCTACACCTTTAGGTTACAATCACTTCTGGAAATTCTGGAATGAATCTGAGAAAGGAGAGAACGGATTTGAAAATATGTTTATTCCTTACTATGAGATTCCAGGTAGAGATGAGAAATGGTTAGAAGAACAAAAGAATCTATTAGGAGAAGTTAAATTTAACCAGGAGGTTATGTGTGAATTCCTAGGTTCTACTAATACACTAATAAATGCAACAACAATAGGTAGATTAAGTACAAAAGAACCTGAATATCAAAATAATGGATTAGATATATATGAAGATCCTAAAGAAGGGCATTACTACGCAATGGCATGTGATACTGCCAGGGGAATAGGTGGAGACTACTCTGCCTTTGTAGTCGTAGATATTACGGAGATGCCCTACAAAGTGGTTGCTAAATATCGTAGGAACGATATTGCTCCTATGTTATTTCCTGATGTTATAGGTAAAGTAGGCAGAGATTATAATAATGCCTTTATACTTGTAGAAGTAAATGATATAGGACAACAGGTAGTAGAAATACTACATCAAGAAGTAGAATACGAAAACATTCTTAGTACAGTTACAGAACAACAGAGGCAATATGTAAGTCCTGGATTTGGTAAAGCAACGAAACTAGGTGTTAATACTTCTAAACAAGTAAAAAGACAAGGATGTTTTACATTCAAATCATTACTTGAAGAACAAAAATTGTTGGTATTTGATGAACATATTATACATGAAATATCAACTTTTATTGAGAAAGGCAATACATACCAAGCCGACGAAGGCTATCATGATGACTTGGTAATGTGTATGGTACTGTTTGGTTGGCTGTCAAGTCAAAACTTTTTTAAAGATATGACTGATGTCAATGTTAGAGAAGGATTGTATGGACAACAAATGGGAGAAATAGAAACTAATTTAACTCCTTTTATAAGACAAGACGGAACAGAACCAGAAGTAGAAGTAATAGGTAATGATGTTTGGCTATTAGAAGACGAGTATCACCCTAAAAACTTACAGAAGAAATTGAAAGATCTGATAAACAGATAATGTATTTACAATAATTATACTGTATTTACAAAATTGAAGGTAAAAAGATTGTCATGTATAAATAGTAGGATGATAATTAATAACTTGTGTCATTCATAAGATAATATAAACCGAGGAGAAGAAACATGGCATTTCAGCTATCACCAGGTGTTCTCGTAAAAGAGACAGATCTTACTAGCATTGTTCCTTCAGTTGCATCTTCAATTGGTGCTTTTGTAGGAGATTTTGCGTGGGGTCCTTCAAATGAGATCACAACAATTAGTTCCGAAAACGAGTTGGTAGAGCGTTTCGGAGAGCCAAATGATACAACAGCTGTAAGTTTCTTTACAGCAGCATCATTCTTGGCATATGGTAATAACCTCAAGGTAGTAAGATCAGTTGACGATACCACAGCAGTTAATGCTGTAGCATCTGGTTCAGCAGTTCTTATTCAAAACGAGGAAGACTACGACAATAACCATGGTACCGGAGCAGGTACTAATGGAATGTGGGCAGCTAAGTGGCCTGGAGCTTTAGGTAATTCACTTAAAGTCTCATTTGCAGATTCTAGTAACTTTGATAGCAACTCTGTTGCTTCAGCTACTATTACAGCAGGTGGTTCAGGTTATACAAGTGCTCCTACAGTAACATTTGCAGCAGCACCAGCAGGCGGTATTACTGCTACTGGTACAGCAACAATTAGCGGAGGCGCTGTTACAGCAATTACTATTACTAATCCAGGTAATGGTTACACTTCCGCACCAGCAATTACATTCAGTGGCGGAGAAGGTTCTGGAGCAACAGCTACAGCAGTCTTGGCAACTGATTGGGCTTACAAAGACGAATTCGATAGAGCTCCGTTAACATCACAAAGAGCGTTAACTAAGTCAGGTTCTAATGACGAAATTCATGTCATTGTTATTGACGAAGACGGATTGTTCTCAGGAGTAATTGGTACAGTATTAGAAAGATTCCCACATTGTTCTAAAGCGTCTGACGCACTAGGACTAGAAGGCGGATCTATTTTCTACAAAGACGTAGTTAATAACCAGTCTAAGTATGTTTGGTGGACAGACCACCCCGCAAGTGAATCCACTTGGGGTACTACACAGGCAGGTACAACATTTACATCAAACTTTACAGCAGCAGAATCAACAGTAAGTCTTACAGGCGGTGTTGATGACAGTCCTGAAGATGGAGATTACCAAACATCTTGGGCTTTATTTGGAGATGCAGAACAAACAGATGTAAATCTATTAATTACAGGAGGCATGAGCCTTGTATCTCAAAAATATGTACAAGACAACATTGCTAAAGTAAGAAAAGATTGTATTTCATTCCACTCACCACAATTAACATCAGTAGTAAACAACGCAGGTTCAGAAGGAACAGCGATTGCTACAGATAAAGCATCACTTGCAGCTACTTCATATAGTGTTATGGATAGTAACTGGAAGTACATGTATGATCGTTACAACGATACATTTAGATGGGTACCATGTAATGGTGACATCGCAGGACTTTGTGCTCATACAGATTTAGTTAGAGAGGCTTGGTTCTCTCCAGCAGGTCTTAATAGAGGACACATTAGGAATGCTTTCAAACTAGCTTGGAACCCTAACAAGGCAAATAGAGATGATATGTATAAAATTGGTATCAACCCTATTGTTAATATGCCTAATGATGGTATTGTATTGTTTGGAGATAAAACACTTCTAGCAGCACCTAGTGCTTTTGATAGAATCAATGTTAGAAGATTGTTTATTGTCCTAGAAAAAGCGATTGCTACAGCAGCTAAATATCAATTGTTCGAGTTCAACGATTCGTTTACAAGGCAACAGTTTACTTCTATTGTTACACCTTTCTTAAGAAGTGTACAGGGTAGAAGAGGAATATTTGACTTTAGAGTCATTTGTAACGACAGCAATAACACAGCAGAAGTAATAGACAAAAATGAATTTGTTGCAGATATCTTTATCAAGCCAGCAAGATCCATTAACTTTATTACTCTTAACTTTATTGCTACAAGAACAGGCGTTAGCTTCGAAGAAGTTGGTGGTTAACATTATAAATAAAAGGATAAATTAGGAGAAAACAATGCCAGACATTAATAGATTTAAGCAACAGTTGGCCAATGGAGGCGCTAGACCTAATCAGTTTAGAGTCAACATTACTTTCCCCGTTGGATCACCAGATGGTTCTAAGCAATTGCTTGTTACAGGGGCTGCACTTCCAGCATCTACTGTTAACCCAGTGATTACACAGTACAGGGGAAGAGAAGTTAAGTTTGCAGGAGAAAGAATATTTGATCCATGGACTATTACTATTGTTAATGACAACGAAATGTCACTTAGAAGATCGTTTGAGCAGTGGATGCAAATGATTAACGATAAGGATAACAACGAAGGTAAAATTGAATGGGATCAGTATCAGAAAGAGATTGTTATTGAACACTTGGATCGTAACGATAAGAGTATAAATAAAATTAACCTTAAGGAAGCGTTTCCAATTAATATGTCAGAAATTGCATTGGCTTATGCACAGAACGACATTATTGAAGAATATACAGTAACATTCCAGTATCAAACTTACACATCAGACTTAGACTAATCTAAGTTAGTAGGAAAAATTATGGATTTATTTGGGTTTGAAATAAAACGGAAAGAGCCACAGAAGAACGAAAAGTCGTTCGTGGCTCCTTCTACAGACGATGCTATAGAGAGTATACGAGCCGGTGGGTATTACGGCACCTATCTAGATTTAGAAGGTGTCGCCCATACGGAAGCCGAGCTTGTTAAAAGATATCGTGATATAGCAGGTATGGCAGATGTCGATACAGCTATTGAAGATATAATTAACGAATCTATAGCGCAGTTAGAAAACGAATCGCCTGTAGAAATTAATTTAGACGATGTAGAACTATCGTCAGCCGTTCGTAAATCAATATCCAAAGAGTTTGAAGAGATTAAGAATATCCTGGACTTTAAGGATAGAGCCCAGGATTATTTTAGAAGATGGTATATTGATGGAAAATTATTTTTTCATAAAGTCATCGATATGGACAATCCTAAACAAGGGATAACAGATATTAGATATATCGATCCTAGGAAAATTAGGAAAGTTAGGGAAGTAAAGAAAGAGAAAAACCCTACAGGTGTCATGTTTGTTAAGAATGTAGAAGAATACTTTATCTATAATGATAAAGGAGTTACTACAAAACCAGGTGCATATGTAGCACCAGAAAATCAGCAAGGGCTGAAGATAACAAAAGACGCCATAGCATATTGTCCTAGTGGATTAGTAGATCATGACAAAAATATTTCGTTGTCGTATCTACATAAGGCAATTAGGCCTGCTAATCAACTTAGGATGATGGAGAATGCTGTTGTTATATATAGAATAACAAGAGCACCTGAAAGAAGGATATTTTATGTAGATGTTGGTAACTTGCCGAAGATGAAGGCAGAACAATATCTAAAAGACATCATGGATAGGTATCGTAATAAATTAGTTTACGATGCTAATACAGGTGAAATTAGAGATGATAAGAAGTTCATGTCTATGTTGGAAGACTTCTGGTTACCCAGAAGGGAAGGCGGAACAGGAACAAGTATTGATACATTGCCAGCAGGTCAAAACCTAGGGCAGATTGAAGATGTAGAGTATTTTCAAAGGAAATTGTATCAGTCATTAAACATTCCTGTATCGAGATTAGAACAACAGGCTGGACTAAACTTTGGTAGAGCAGCTGAGATTAATCGAGACGAGATGAAGTTTACAAAATTCATCATCAAGTTAAGAAGAAAGTTCTCGGTATTGTTAGCGGACTTACTAAGAACGCAGCTCTTACTAAAAGGTGTTTTGACAGAGGAAGATTGGGACTCTATTAAAGATGATATAGAGTTTGAATTTGCTACTGATGCCTACTACACAGAATCTAAAGAACAAGAGATTTTACGAAGTAGGGTAGAAGTATTAAATGGTCTTGCTGCTTACATAGGAACATTTTTTAGTAAGCGTTACATTCAAAAGAATGTTTTAATGCTAACTGATGAAGAGATAGATACTATCGAAACAGAATTGTTGAGTGAACCTCAATATCAACGACAGTATCAATGGTCGCCACTTAGTGCAGTTCAACCGGACGCACCACAAGGTGGCGGTGATATAAGTAATGAAGTACCTGGTGAAGGAAATCCTGTACCAGGCCCAGATAATGGAGCATAAAATGGCAGAGACAGATAGAACAAAAGAAGTTAATGATTTAGTGGGCGATATACTAGCAGGCAACAATGCAGATGCCCAACAAAAATTTAACGACCAAATGACATCTAGAGCACATGAGGCTATAGATGATATGAAATCAGGTATAGCAACTGATGTCTTTAATAAACATGTTGTAGATCCTGATATGGAACCACAAGGAGTCGGCTTAGAGGACTCGATTGTGGATATAGATCAAACCACAGGTAGACCAGTAGGTGAGCCTGAACAAGGAGAAACAAATGAAGACATTTAAAGATTTTAGAAACGGGACTATTACCGAAAGTCCTGTTGATGGTGTCGCAAAAGGCTCACTAGACGGCGATAAGCACTTGTGCGCTAGTAAAATTTTCAAAGAAGGTTTTGGAGAAGGGACACCTATTATTGGAGAACATGCAGAGCCAGTTGATGGCCATGTGTCTTGGTATAAAGTTATGTTTGAACACGGTATCGAAACAGTTGAAGTGAATGATCCTAATGTTGAAATTGTAGAGGCAGGTTCTCATGGGAATCATGCCAAAAAACCAGCAAAAAAATATTAATTAAAAGGATAAACAAATGGCAGTCACAGTAAACGCACTTAAATTAACCCAGGTCCAGGGTGTAATTTCTGTAAGGGGGACTGCAGACACAGGAACAATTACTTTAGCAACAACACTAAAGAAATCTACTGAGACGCAAAGCTCCCCAGCAGTCAATATAAAAGGACTACATTGGACTTTATCTAGCGGCGCTAGCGCTAAGGTTCAAAGAAACTCCGTCGTATTATATGAGCTTATGGAAAGTGGCTCACTTGATATGTACGGGTATGCAGACAACTCAGAAAACACATCTAATATTGAAGTAGTCATAGCAGGTGGAGCCGGCGGTACAGTTATAGTAGATTGTGCTAAAGTTTCAGGTTATGGTTCACAACAACATCAAGACGCACCACTAGACACTAACGATTCAGGAAGTGTTTATAATGGCGGATCATTAGGTTAAGGAGAAAGATATGAGACTTATTAAAGAATTTAATGATAGTATTAATTACCTTACAGAGGAATCTAGTAATCCTAAGAAACCTAATGTGTTTATTGAAGGTGTTTTCTTACAATCAGATTTAAAAAACAAAAACGGCAGAGTCTATCCTAAAGAGATCATGCAGAGAGAAGTCAACAGATATGTTGAAGAAAATGTAAAAACTAAAAGAGCTTACGGTGAATTAGGACACCCAGAAGGTCCAACAGTTAATTTAGACAGAGTTTCTCACATGATTACAAGTCTTAAGGAAGACGGTACCAATTATATTGGTAGAGCCAAAATAATGGATACGCCTATGGGGCGTATTGTTAAAGAACTTATTAGCGAAGGCGCTCAACTAGGTGTTTCATCTAGAGGTCTGGGCAGTTTAAAAGAAAGGAATGGCATTAATGAAGTACAAGGTGACTTCATGTTAGCTACAGCAGCAGATATTGTTGCAGATCCTTCAGCACCAGATGCTTTTGTTTCCGGAATAATGGAAGGCAAAGAATGGGTATTTGTTAATGGTAAATGGACAGAGCAGGATATTGAGGAGACTCGAAATATAATCAACTCGACATCACAGAGAGAGCTAGAAGAAGCTAAAATAGCAGTTTTTAGCAATTTTCTAGATAAACTGTCTAAAATATAATAGAAATCTGTATAAATATAAATAGTTTATTAGATTATATTACAATTAAATAATCCTAAGAGGAGAGTAACATGGGAGTAGAATCCAAAATCAGAGAACTGCTAGAAGGTAAGTTGCAAGACGACACCGTAGCAGTACTAGATGAGGTAGCTGGTAACCAGCAACCTACATCTTCAGCGGATGCTCATCGTCCACTTGACAAAAAAGCGGGTGATGCTACACCTCCTACACAAGGTAACTCAAATCCAAATCCTGAAATGCAAGACCTTAGCGGTACAAGCAATCCAGAAGGTGGATTAACTAGCCCTGTAGGTAAGGAAGCGTCAGCTAAGGCAGGCAGTGCACCTAGACCTCAGAACTCTGGTGCAGGTAAAGCACCCAACTACAACGATGGCACAGACCCTCGTTCAGTAGTTGCTCAGCCTTCTTCTAAAGGCAATGTTCATCAAGAAGAAACGGAAGTCGAAGAAGACGAAGTTCTTGAAGAAACACCTGAAGTAGAAGCAGAAGAGGATCAAGAAGTCGTTGTTGAAGACGAAGTTCTTGAAGATGAGGAAGTAGAGTACGTCAACGAAGGTGAAGAAGAAGACGACGAAGAAGAAGTTATTGCAGAATCTGAAGAAGATGAAGTAGTAGCAGAAGACGAGTCCGAAGCAGAAACACTTTTTGAAGACGACATTGCTAACCTATTTGCCGACGAAGAGCACCTTTCAGAAGAATTTAAAACACAAGCAGCTTCATTATTTGAAGCAACGGTTGTGGCTCGCGTCAGTCAACAAGTAGAGATCATTGAGAACGAACTTGTTGAGGAAGCTTCTAAAGCTTTCGACGAAGCAAAAGAAAAACTTGTTGAAAATGTAGACAAATACCTCAGTTATGTAACTGAGCAATGGCTCAAGGACAACGAGTTAGCTGTTGAAAATGGCTTACGCAGCGAAATCACTGAATCATTCATTAACGGAATGAAGCAGGTTTTCACAGAGCATTACATTGAAATGCCCGAAGAAAAATACGATGTGTTGGCTGAACAACAGAACCAAATTGATGAACTAAGATCTAAGTTAGACGAAGAGATTAGTAAGTCAGTTGCAATCAGCGAGGCAAAAGAACAATTGCAGAAGGAAAAAGTTTTCCGTTCCGTGGTTGGCGATCTAGCTGAAACTGAAGTTGAAAAGTTTGCATCACTTGTTGAAGATGTCACATACGACAACGAGGAAATGTATACTTCTAAACTTAATGTTATCAAGGAAAATTATTTTCCTAAAGCAAAATCTGATGACACAGACAAGCTAGATGATAGCGTTGATCAGGGAACTTTAGCGGACAATACTGTAATGAGTAGATATGTACAAGGTATCTCTCAAGCAGCTAAGTTTGATAAGGTTAAAAATTAATTTTTTTATAAATAATTAGGTTATAAAATATAACAAACATAGTAAAACAAGGAGAAACTGATGTATCTTTCAGAAGAACTACAAAAGAAGTGGCAACCAGTTCTTGAGCATCCTGAACTCTCAGAGATTCAAGATCCTTACAAGAAAGCTGTAACCACAGTAGTCCTCGAAAACCAAGAGAAGGCTCTTCGTGAAGAAAAAGAAGCTCTTTTCGAGGCTACACATGCTAACCAAACAGGTAGCAACATCGACAACTATGATCCTATTTTGATCTCGTTGGTAAGACGTGCGTTACCTAACCTTATGGCTTACGATGTTTGTGGCGTACAACCAATGTCTGGACCTACTGGTCTTATCTTCGCAATGAAATCTCATTACAGCACACAAGCTGGAACAGAGGCTTTATTTAACGAAGCAGACACTGACTTTGCCGGTGCAGGTACTCACGCTGGAGCTAATCCAGTAGATGGTACTTATACAACTGGTACAGGTGTATCTACAAGCACTGCAGAAGGGTTTGGAGACAGCACTACACTTAATGAAATGGCATTCTCGATTGAGAAGACAACTGTAACTGCTAAGTCAAGAGCACTTAAAGCAGAATACACCGTTGAACTTGCTCAAGACTTGAAAGCTGTTCATGGTCTAGATGCAGAATCCGAGCTAAGTAATATCCTTTCACAGGAAATTCTTGCAGAGATCAACCGTGAGGTAATTAGAACTATTTACAAAGTAGCTAAAACAGGCTCAGCCTCTACAGCTACAGCTGGAACATTCGACTTAGATGTTGATTCCAACGGTAGATGGTCAGTAGAAAGATTTAAAGGTCTTTTATTCAATATCGAGCGTGATGCTAATGTCATCGCACAAGACACAAGGCGTGGTAAGGGTAACTTCATCATCTGTTCATCAGATGTAGCAAGTGCTCTCTCAATGTCAGGTGTTCTTGACTATGCTCCAGCATTATCAACTAATTTAAATGTTGATGACACAGGTAATACATTTGCTGGTGTACTTAACGGTCGTTATAGAGTATACATTGACCCATATTCAGCAAACACAGGAGCTGCTAGCCAGTTCTATGTTGTTGGTTATAAAGGCACAAGCCCTTATGACGCTGGTCTATTCTATTGTCCTTATGTTCCTTTACAAATGGTTAGGGCTATTGACCCAAGCACATTCCAACCTAAAATTGGTTTCAAAACTAGGTATGGCATGATCGCTAACCCATTTGTAATGCAGGCAGACGGTACTACTGATGCAGACACATTTACTGCAGACAGAAACCAGTACTACAGATCTGTTAAAGTTACAAATCTTATGTAATTAGGACTAATTCTAGTAATAGAATTCGAAACGGGCTACTATGTAGCCCGTTTTTTTATCTGAACGATTATTTTTGGTTGACGAACTCGTATAATTCTTTGGCCACTTCTATTACATCAGATGCTGATATAGTATTAGTAGGTAAGTATTTTAAGTCCTGGGGATTGTGTTCATTATGTAAGAAAATAGCGTCTGCTTTTCTTCTATAATTATCTTCTAACAAGCCTTGCGCTTGTCCTAGTAAGTCGGCTCGTATCTCGAACCCTGATTTATTATCACTCATTTTATTCTCCTGTGTGTATGTGTGTTGTCCTTATGGACACTTTTATTTATACAAAAAGGTAAAACACAAATTGACTTATGGTTAACATGAGTTTATTATAAATACTATTATGAAATACCATGTCATATACAAAGAGGGAAAAGCAGAGCCATTCTACGGTACACAATGGCAGGAAGTTCCATGGTCTATTAATGATCCTGAAGAACTATTAAGATACAGAGAGGATAGGAATGTACTGACATGGAGATTAAATGACTTACCTCTTACAGAAAAATTTATAGAAGCATATAAAAAGATAGCAACCCATTCATCTCAGTTCTCATCTTACGGTGGAGACAAAATAGCACAAGACGAAAGACCGCCTGGTTATCCGTGGACATACAGAGACATTTGGTGGGAGTACAAATTACGCTTAGATATTTACAAAAGTAATACAGTAGAAGATTTTTTGGCTAGTCGTGTAAAAATGAACGAGCTAATAGATTATATGGGATTAGATCCTAACTTAAAATTAAATACTAGAGATATATATGATGCTAGACTACCAAGTCTTAATGCCTTACATGAATGTTTTGAAAATGGATTAGCAGAAGGATATGCAGCTGTAGGTAGAGGAGAGATGACTGCTAAACATTTTGAACACTTCCAACATAATTGGGAAGCAATAAATTATATTGTTCATATGAACGAAAAATGCCAGGGTTTTGGTGATGAACCAATAGAAAGAATACAACAAAAAATAATGGATGACTTTGTATATTGTACAACATTAGCTCCTCATTATATTCCAGCAGGAGATCATATTAATGAATATAAAAATTGGAAATTAACACCTGAGGATTACGAACACTTTACATTACAAAGAAATGGACAGGAATTATTGTTAGACTATGGAACAACAGGTAAGGATTTGTATATTTCATCTGTTACAAACGACATAGAACTAGCTAAAGGAAATAAAACATCACAACAGATACACTATAATCCATGGGTTATGTATGAATTCCATACACAAGACCATAACCAAGCACTTAATCAGTATGAGAAGTGGATTGCAAAGAACAACATAGCAGAAGATATAGATCTTACACGGCCTGAGTATACTCCTGGTAGACATGTACTATCAGAAGAATTAATATCTCACAGGCACATCAAAGATCCTTTAACATTTTATAATGAAATAGTAAAAAGGACACCTATTATAGAAGGGTTCATTATAACTGATGAAAATAATAGATCTATCTTATAAATACTATTAACCGGAGGATATATGGCTTATTCAGATAAAGTAGTAAAGAGATTTGAAGAGGTAACAAACAACCCAGCAGCACATGGTGTAGGTAAGTTTGATCCTAACGATCCACATGTTGCTACAGGACTCACAGGCGCACCTGCTTGTGGTGATGTAATGAAATTAGATCTTAAACTAGACCCTGAGACAGATGAAATCTTAGATGTCAAGTTTAAAACATACGGATGTGGTAGTGCTATTGCTAGTTCTAGTATGTTCGTAGAAATGTTAAAGGGTAAAACAATAGAAGAGGCAAAACTTATTAAGGATAAGGAAATTGCTGACGCGCTTGAATTGCCACCCATTAAAATACATTGTTCTGTATTAGCAGAAGATAGTATTAAAAGAGC